CGTAATTGGCAATCGCGCCAGTTGGCATTTTAAATCCTGCACCTACATTAATACTTGGAACGTAAACTGTATCAGTTGCATCAGTTGTAATATTCTGACCACCAAGGATTACAGAGCGATCATGTCCAGTTTGGACTTTGTGACCATCTCCTGCCACAACTGCGCTCTGAATTGCATCTTCAATTATTGAGTTTTCCCCGCCTACTGTAATGCTGTGTTTTGCTACTGAAGTGCCAGCACCCGAAGTTGCCAATCCTATTACATGATTAGCTCCCCCTACTGTGTTTGTGTATTTTGTATTTAGAGTGACGCTTGTTCCACCAAATGCTTCAGATTCGTGTCCTATTACTGCCTGACTCAGACCACCAAATGAAGAAGAATCATTACCACTTACATTGTTTGATCTTCCACCAAAAGTTCCTGTTCTGTTGCCCGTGGCTTGGTTTGCAGTCCCCCCAATAGACGCACTGCTGCTGCCTGTAGCAATGTTATCATTTACTGGATTTGTTGAGTGCAATGTTGCAATCCTGCCAACTTGAATATCGTTCAGAGTTGTTGCTCCGTTGCTTGTGACTGAATCAAGAGTAGCGTTGTCTGCACCATCTGCGCCATCGGCACCAGCAGCTCCATCGGCTCCATCGGCTCCATCGGCTCCATCGGCTCCATCGGCTCCATCGGCTCCATCGGCTCCATCGGCTCCAATCAAAGATGTGGGAGCGCCCCATGCTCCACCAGTTTTAGGACCATAAATTTCTGATGTGTCAGTTCTAATGAAAAAATCTCCATCAACGCCCTCTGTTGTCGGCACTACAGCATCACTAAGAACTGTTTTGCCATCAGCACCGTCCGCGCCGTCAGCACCGTCAGCACCATCAGCGCCAGCGGAACCACCAAGATCAAGTTGTGTTACTTTCTCTGGGTTGGTTGTTGGAGTTTCACCAATAGCTAATGTTTCGCCATCATTAACCCTATAAGAGGAGCCACCAAAATAAAACGTTTCCCCTTCTCCATATGAAGAGTTAATGTCGTGAGTTTCTAAATCTAGCCTCGTCTCTAGGTTGCTTATACGCGACTCAGCATCATTAGCGTTATTGTTTATAACGTTTCTTGCGTCCAGGTGTGTAGAACTTCCGTCTACTGCTGGTATAAATGTTTCTTGTGGCATTTTTTATTTTTGAGAGTTGTTCTTATATATATTATACACAAGAACTTTTATTTTTTGTTTCTGGTTGCTGTATCTTTATTAATTATCTTATAAAAAGTCAGACTCTAACCAAGCTCCGCCTCCTGGTTTGAGTATGTATGAATTGATATGCATTTAAAGTCTCCATTAATACATTACACAGTAATCTTATTGAGTTATTGGTTTAAATTAAGTTATCTCCCAATCTTCCCCTAGCCATGCTCCATCCATTGCATCTGGATAACTCGTCCATTCTAGTGGCGGTATCGCAAATCCCACACATATAAAATAATTACTAGCATTTTTCCACTCTTGGAAATAATCTGGATGAATATAAAGACGACTTGAAGTATTGGTAAAGCCCGAGTAATTGTTCGCACAACCACCAGGTGGAGAAGCTTTGATGTAAACATTTTTGAATGGCGCCGTATTCGCGCTTTTCCCTATACCATTTGAGATGTCATAGGCGCTAACATTGGGGCCGTGATAAAAATCTCCTCCATAATTAGCCACAGTAATCGCCGTGCCGAGTGTGGCGCTCATCTCAGTCACACTGTCTGGTATTTTTAATAATGGTTGATCCAAATTTGCATTACCACCCCCAAAGTTGGTTCCTATTTTACCTGCGAATGCACCGTCTTTTATTACTTTTAAACCCTCTTTAAGAATCAGTTTTTTAATCCAGACACCTGCGAAGGCATCAATTCCAATATATGTAACACGGCCAGGTATTTCGCAAACGTTATCAAATTCGTTCAAAAGTGCTACTCTGGAAGTAAAAGCATAAGTATTAATCTTAATTAATTTAGCAGGCCACACCAAGTCAGGCCATCCATCTTGTTTTTTAATTCGAAGATCATAGTTAACGCCTCCACCTTGAAAATATCCAGGGTTGGGAAGAAAGCTGAATGCACGATTTCCGATTTCTGTCAACCCGTTACCCAATACTAAATACCTTCCACTGTACGCCCATCCGTTAAGGGTCACGCACCAGTTATCTGGGACTTTATGGCTTGAACCTGTTATCTGAGCTGCTTCTCCCCCATTCCATGTATAAGTAAAACCATCTCCCTTTCTTGAAATGGAGAACTCTAACACCCCCCCAAATCCAATATTGTCCGTTATGGCATGAAAGTAATCCCTATCGTTATATCCAGCTGATCTTTGAATTTCTGTGTTTTGTTGGCCCTCAAGAGGTTTATTTACAGTCCAGTTGAATAATTCTGTGTCAGTTTTCGTTTCGCTTCCATTAGTAACACTTACAGTTACTACTACATTAAAGATTTGCGTATCTAAACTTGAATCTATTGTTCCTGATATTCTTCCGTCAGAAGCTCTTATGGTTATCCCAGAAGGTAATCCAGTTGCACTCCATGTATAGGTGTAGCTGGTTGTAGAGGCTGCTGTTATACTAGGTGTAATAGTTCTAGATGTTCCAGCATCATTAGTCTTATTAGTAATAGTATTTATTACTGGAGTTAACAAAGGTTCGCCCCCTGGTTTAAGAATGTATGAATTGATTTGCATTTAATTAAATTAAATTAAATTTATGTCCATGATACTAATATGTCACAATGAAGACCTTGACCACCATTTGTGACACTATTGTTTTGGTTTACATGAAAAGAAATTTCATCTCCAGCAATAAAGTTGACCCTTGCGTCTGTCCTCATTGTAAATGCAACACCATCTACCGTGCTTCTTGTTCCATTTAAGAGGTCACCTTTTGTGGCAACGATAGTTGAACCATTTTTTCTAATATCAATCCTTATAGGCAATGGATCTGTACTTTGAATGGCTACGTAGGTTCCAGCATGTGCAGCATGAACTGTTCCAGCGGCAGGAGCTATCCAAGAAACCTTTTTGCCTGTACCAGTGATGACATCTTCTTCATTATTCATTTTGGTTATAATCCAATTTTTAGATACAGATTCGATTTTATCATAAATGACGTTTTTACTTGCAGCTTCTGTGTTTCCATTCCAAGCTGACCCATAAGCAGTATTACTAACTACAGCGTCTTGACCGCTTGGTCCAGCAGGACCAGTATTTCCAGTATCACCTTTGTCACCCTTGGCTCCTGTGTCACCTTTAGGGCCAGTATTTCCAGGGTCTCCTTTTGCTCCTACAGGACCAGTATTTCCAGTGTCGCCTTTCGCCCCAGTAGGACCAGTATTTCCAGTATCACCTTTGTCACCTTTGGCACCAGTAGCTCCAGGAAGTCCTTGTTGACCTCTATCACCTTTAGGGCCTGTAAAACCAATATCGCCTTGCGGACCTGCATTTCCTTGAGGACCTCTTGGCCCAGGTATTCCTTGGTCTCCGTCATTTCCTTGTGGTCCTGCGATACCTCTTGGTCCAGGATTGCCTTGTGGACCTTCAGGACCAGGATCACCAGTAGAACCAGTAGCGCCTGTATTGCCTTGTGGTCCAGTATTACCAGTATCTCCTTTTGGTCCTGGATCTCCTTGGATACCTGGATCTCCTTGGATACCTTGATTTCCTTGGATACCTTGATTTCCTTGAGGACCTCGAGGACCTTGTAGGGAACCTCCGTCAACAAATGCTACGCCATCATAAATATTTAAACTGCCATCAGACTGCACTAAATAAGCGTCTCCAGCAACTGCAGAACCAGGTAAATCCCCAATTGTTGCTACTTCACCTTTAAATGTAATCCCTGTACCAGCTTGACCTTGAGACCCTTCGGGTCCTTGTGGGCCTTGGTCTCCAGTATCTCCTTTAACACCTTGAGGCCCTTGAGGACCTGTGGCTCCGTCAGAACCAGCGATTCCTGCTGGTCCTGGGTTTCCTTGCTGTCCAGTATCACCTTTATCACCTTTTGGTCCTTGGAGCCCTTGAATTCCATTGACACCATCAGAACCATCTTGCCCTGTAGCTCCTTGAGGCCCTCGAATTGCTCCTACATTAGACCAGTTTTCAGCACCGTCGCTAACGTAACCGTCTCCAGTGTCTGTCGTTACCCATAAATCTCCTTGATTAGCACCAGATGGTAAGCTTGCAAAATCAGCAACTGACCCCTGCAAAGAAACAGAAGTTCCATCTTCACCATCTTGCCCTGCAGGTCCTTGTGCTCCTGTAGGTCCAGTATTTCCAATAGGCCCTACTTCTCCAGTATCACCTTTATCACCTTTGGTGCCAGTGTTTCCAGTATTACCTTGTGGTCCTTGTGGTCCAGTATCTCCAGTATCTCCTTTTGCCCCCGCAGGTCCTACTGATCCATCATTGCCATTTGCACCAGCAACACCTTGCTCGCCTTGATCACCTTTGTCTCCAGTGTCTCCCTTTGGTCCAGTTGAGCCTGCAGCTCCGTCACTACCAGGGGCTCCAGTAGCTCCAACATCTCCTTGAAATCCTTGAATGCCTTGGGCTCCAGTCTCTCCTTTTTCACCTTGAGGGCCGCGAATCGGGCCAACATTAGACCAGTTGTCAGCTCCATCACTAAGCCATCCGTCTCCAGAGTCTAAAGCAACATAAAGATCTCCTATAAGAGCTCCAATTGGTAGGCTTGCAAAATCATTAACTGAACCTTGTAAAGAAATAGAAGTCCCATCCTCTCCTTTCTCTCCAGTAGCGCCTGTTAAACCATTAATACCAGCGGCACCTTGGGGACCAACATCTCCTTGAATTCCTTGAATACCCTGTTGGCCTTGAAGACCTTCTGGACCCCTAATTTGACCTACATCATCCCAGGAAGATCCGTTCCATATGTGACCATTGCCAGTATCCTGAGCGATAAACATATCACCTATAGCTCCAGTATAAGATGGATCTAAGGCTGAAGAATCAGATACAGAACCCACAATAATAACGCCTGTTCCATCAGAACCATTCTGTCCAGCTACACCTGGTATGCCTTGAGGACCTTCTGGGCCTTGTGCCCCATCTTGACCGTCTACTCCAGGCGCACCAGTACTTCCTATCGGACCCTGGTCACCAGTTGGACCAGGCTCACCTTGTAATCCGTCTAAACCATCGTTGCCTGCTGGGCCTTGGGGGCCTATTGGTCCTTGAGGTCCTTCTGCTCCGTCGAGGCCTACTGGCCCTTCAAGACCTTCTTTCCACTCAGCGCCATCGTAATATACGAGGGTTTGGGTGTCCATGTTGAAAACGACCTGACCAGGTTCCCCTGCTGGCAGATTGTTTGCTTGATATTTAAGTATTGGTGTTTGGTTAGTATGACTCATTTTAGATTATGTAAAAGTTTGATCCATCAGAAAAAATGCTTACGCTTTCGTTTTTAAAGGATAATGTGAATGTTTGTTGGCCATCGATTGTGCTGCCAACTGGTGCTGTTATAACAACGTTGTGGCTATCTCCTATTTTCTTATGTACAGATGTTCCAACGTGATCTGATGCCGACATTAGTTCAGATGTGATATCTGCACCAGCGGTTGTATCATTATATATTGTATGTGTGTTGCCAACAGGCTGTAAATGGGTAATTGTTGTTACAGTAGCGACATTATTAACTGAAGATCCATCTCCACCGAGTTGCGTTGTTGTAATATTACCCACAGCATCATTTGAATCAACGTAAATATCATCGCCATTACGCCTAAAGGCAATCATTTGACGGCCGAGCGTGTTTACTGCTTCAGAACCATTCGGGCTTCCACCATCTATCATAACTACAGCTGTATCCTTAATACTAAATGATACATTTCTTTGTGAGTCCATCCGAACCGCACCTGTTCTGCCAGTGTTGCCAGTATCCGCCCAATGTCCAATTTCTATAGTATTTGCTGTATTATTAATTACGTTTCTACCAAATACCGCAGAGCCATTTTGTTTAGCTTGGCAGTTATATCCATAAGCTAAAGATCCCACACCATCAGATAAAGTTGAGTGACCAAACGCACAAGATCCATAACCTCCTTGTGCTCTCGAAAAGGTACCTACTGCTGTAGAATGCGGTGAAGAAGCTTGGGTGTTTGAGCCTACAGCTGTTCCGTTATTATCTGTAGCTTGGCTCCCGACACCAATAGCAACTGCTTGATCCCCCTCTGCTTTTGTGTTCGTTCCAATTGCTATAGAATTAGTTCCTGAAGCTACTTGCGTAGCAAGTCCTCTACTACCTTGTATGGTTATGGAATTTGGACCTGTCTCAGTAGTGCTGTCTAATGCACCGATTTCTATAGAATCAGTGTTACCTGCATTGTATGCTAATGCTGATGCAACTCCATATGTATCTTCAGAAATCTCTAGTAGTGGGGTTCCTGTTTTTGATCCAGCTATTTTAAGACATTCAAGATACAATCTTCCTGATGTACCTATATTATATGCAATGTCAGCATCTATTTCGTTTAAGCTTAAGGTAACATTGCCTCCGTCAATTTGCAGAGCTTTCGAATTAACGATAGAACCAAGGCCAGTTTCTTGGTCTATGGTATTTATATTAAGCGAAACGCTATTGGTATTTGAAAATTGAGAACTTACACTTATTGCTGTTGAGTTGTTTTTGTAAAGCGATATATGATCAATACTTCCAAACAGTTCTGTATATAGTCCTGTCGATACAGCATTTATGCCCTTAGATGAAAAGCCTACAATTATTAATCCAACATCAACACAAAGCCTATTGAAATTACTACTACCCGAAACAAAGATGGCTGTATTGGCACTCTCTGTTCCGTCAGCAGTAGTATCCATAATACTACATTTGTAAAATTTTTCTCCCGTACCAGATACGGAGACTAAAGCGAAATTGCCAACATCAACACCTAAATCATGCCTATAAAACTCAGCTCCACAGTTTTCAATCATACCAAGGTTTCCAGAGAGAGTTGCGCTAGGTGCGTGTACCTTTATAAGGTCAGTTAAAACTATATTTTCTTGATAAATACCACCATCAAGAACCTCAATTTTAACAGGAGAACTTACAGTAGAAAGCGTATTTGTGACTGTTGCTGTTATCTGACCGTCTGCACTTTCATAAGTTCCATAAAATTCCAAAGGAAGCCCATCAGACTTTTCTAAGACTACGACCAATTGCTGGGGTGATTCCCAAGGCTCAACTGGCCCGAAACCATTATCTGCGCAGTAATCTGCTGGTTCTTGTGCAACTCCGTCGACATCCAACTCTATACTCAATGTGTAAATACCTGGCCCAGGTCCAAATTGAGGTGGCTGGACGAAGGCATTGTTGGAGGTTTTGTTTAGATCTTCGTCGCTGTATGATAAAGGCTGTTCAGGGATGGGATCTGACGCTACAAAGCTTCTTTGGGTACCCAAAACACCTATATCAACATAATTTTCAGAACAAAAACCCTCAGAAACCTGAGCGGGGTATCCAACTTCGTAAGTCCCACCGCCTTGAACGTTTACATTGTATTGAGAACCGATTGTAGATGTAGATAAAGTTTCAGCAGCTGTAATAGCGCTTCCTATAGTTAGTTTTGGTTTGTCAATCGAAAGACCATCATTAGCATCGTCACCATCCTTAGAAACATAAACTAAAGCAGAAGCATCTTCTAGCGTTATTTGACCACTTAAATCTTGCCAAGTTCCGTGACCATCAGCATCACAAGTTAAAACCTGATTAGCTGTTTGTGAACCGTCAGTAATAAGCCTTAGTCCATTAGTTGCGTGAACGTTAAATGTGTTGCTCTGCAAAGAAGTAAAAGGTGTACCCTCATTATCATTAAAAACAAACGACCTAGAGTGCTTTGCTTCTGCCCGTGTTCCACACACTACAGAATAATTTGCATTGCCATTGTCTGGGTTAATCTGATTTAAATATCCTCCTAACACACTACTGTATTGACCGACAAGGACCTTATTAAATCCTCCTCCTATAATAGTTGCATACTGCCCGTTAGCTCCTCCTCCAGCGCTAGAAATTTCATTGCTATCACCACCAGCAATTACCGACATGTTACCGCCAGCTATATCTGTGTTAGCTTGGCGTCTAAGTTGCAAATCAATAGCTTGACTTCCTCTAACAAGACCAGAAACAGTGTCGTTATAAGGTGTGTCTTCTTTGGCTATAAGAGCTGGGTTGGTGGCTACGGATGATTCTACTATGTCTGTTCCTCCACCATTAACTATACCCTCTAATTTATTATACAAGGCTTGTCTGGTAGCTGCTTGAGTAGTATCGCTAGACCAGGATTCTCCATAAGATGCATTATCAACAACCGCATCAGAACCATTATCTCCTGCTGGGCCTTGAGGACCCGTGGCTCCAGCATCTCCTTGAACACCTTGAGGCCCTTGAGGACCTGTGGCTCCGTCAGAACCAGCGATTCCTTGTGGTCCTTGAGGGCCTGCAGCCCCAGTATCTCCTTGAATACCGTCTGCCCCTTGAATACCTTGAATGCCTTGAATTCCATCAACACCCTGAATTCCTTGAGGGCCTTGAATTGAACCTCCGCTTACAAAAGCGGAACCGTCATAAATGTGAAAACTATCGTCGGCCTGAACTATGTAAGCATCTCCTTGTGTCGCACTTAAAGGCAGGTCACCAACTGTAGGAACATCTCCAAGAAATGTTACGCCAGTTCCCGCAGATCCCGCAGGACCCTCTTCCCCTTGTACTCCCTGTATTCCTTGTGGGCCAGTTATTCCTTGTTGGCCTTGAGGGCCGATAGGACCAGTAGATCCTGTTGGACCTACGGCTCCGTCAGCACCGTCAGCACCAGTGGGGCCAGTAGCTCCATCAGCACCGTCAGTACCGTCAACACCTGCTGGACCTATAGGGCCTTCTGGACCTTGTGGTCCTTGAGAACCTGTTAATCCAGTAGGGCCTTGAGCACCGTCGGCTCCAGTAGGACCAATTGGACCCTGTGGGCCAGTAGCTCCATCAGCACCATCATTGCCGTCAACGCCGTCACTACCAGCGGCACCATCATTGCCATTAATACCATCAGCGCCAGCGGGTCCAGTTACACCTTGTTCTCCAGCGGGACCAGTTGCACCAACCGCACCAGTATCACCCGCAGGGCCAGTGATGCCCTGTTCTCCTTGAATACCTTGAATGCCTTGTGGGCCTTCGGGACCAGTATCACCCGCTGGACCTTCAACACCCTGTATTCCCTGAATGCCTTGTGGACCTTCAGGACCAGTAGCACCTTCAGAACCGTCAACGCCGTTAACGCCAGCTTCACCTTGAACGCCTTGAACTCCTTGGGGACCCTGAATTCCTTGGGGTCCTTGGATAGAACCACCGCTTATAAAATTGACCCCATCATAAATGTGAAAACTATCGTCAGCTTGAACTATGTATGCATCTCCTTGTGTTGCCGTTAAAGGCAAATCACCAACTGTAGGAACATCTCCAAGAAATGTTACGCCAGTTCCTGCAGAACCCGCAGAACCCTGTTCTCCTTGGATTCCTTGAATCCCCCTAGGGCCAGTAGGACCAGTAGAGCCAGTAGCTCCGTCAATACCATCAGTACCAGCTACACCCTGTATACCCTGAATACCCTGGGGTCCATTAGCACCTGCTGGACCTGCTGGACCTTCAGGACCTTCAGGACCTTCAGGTCCTACTGTACCAGGGCCAGCGTCTTCGAGTGCTGAAATTCTTAACTCTGAATCTAAAAAATTAAGATTCATTGAGTCCAAAACATTCTCGTGGGTTGTTAACCCTTCTGTTATTTCTATAGGGTTTTGCGCCATTGTTCTGTCGGTTTTAAATTAAATTTATTGATTAGGTTATTATTATGTAAAGAGAAAGATTTTTTATGTTGTTAGGTGGTTTCTGAAACATAAAGAAGATATTCGGAGCCGTCATAATACCAGCTGATTGTTCCAACACCAGTTACTGGGGTGATAAAGTCAAACAAAGAAAGACTTCCACCTAAAACTACATGATTGCTTGTAATGCCAAAACCTCCTGGGCTTGCCTCTCTGATAATAATTATACCTGAGTCGCCAGCTGTGGCGTTTGAAATAACAATCTCGGTGTTTTCGGTTATTGTTATTTTGCTCGCTAAGATACTTGAAGAATCAAATGTAGCTACTCCATTAACAGATGTTACTGTGTTTTGGCTTTGTCTGGCCTCCATAGAAGCAAGCCTTTGCTCTGTTTCAACAAAATTACTATTGATTAGGCTTGTCGCGTCAGAGTGTGTTGTCTGGTTTGGTACTGGGTTAAAGGGTTGTAATGACATATTTAAAATTTATTTTGATGCTTTGAATTAATTACACGAAAATAACTTGTTTAACAAATACTTTTTGTATTTGATATTGCACTAAAAACCAATACGCCCTAAGGTGTGTCATTAGGACAGGAATCCCAAAAATCATTACTATTCCAAGAATCTGTTTCATTCCAATTATCCGAAATAATAAATGACTCGCTACTGACCCACAGATCTTCTTCATTCCAGGCACAAGTGCCAGTTATTTGGGTGCCTACTGGCCAAATACAAGTGTTGATCCATGTGTTAGAGTTGTACCACAAGCTAGAACAGCAAAAGGGTTCTTTCCACCTGCATTCTTCTTGCCATAATTTATCATCAGACCATGAAAAGCCACAACACCTTTTTGCAGATGAAATAAACCTTTTCCTAACGGAGTTACCAAATATATTTAGTAGTCTCATTATTAATCTGCATAGTAAACTATAGCTTCTCCAGAAATATGCAAGGTAGTCCAAGAGCCTACTATAACATCTCCTAAGACTATAGTTGCCCCTACAAAACCTTCAATGTTACCTACTGTCCCCGCTTCTATAGTAGTGTCATCGAGGGCGTGAATAGCCATAAATTTACCAGAAAGAGTTTGGTTGCCGACGACCCTTTTGCCGCCATAAGCTCCAAGGGTTTTTAAAAGACTTGATTGGGTAGATGTTGCCATGTAAATAGATACACAGAATATTAAAACACCTATAAAAAAAAGTAAAACTTATATCAATTGCTCTAAAACAACCTTACCCGAACAATCTCCGCTCTCAGAGCTTAAAAAACAATTAATAGCAAACACACCTTTTATAAACATAATTGATTTAACTTGTATCAAAAAGATTTCACCTTTAATATTTACTTCCAGTGTTAATACTGAGCCATTAAAGTCAAAGCCTCCCAAAAAGAACTCCTCATTCAACAACCGCTTTGTGGATGAGTTTGCCGCTACAATTTTAAAGTTATAATTTTGCATAATAGGGTAAAACTTTGTCTTTTGTTATCGTAGCTTGTATGTTTTGGTTGGTTTCAGACAACTCTATATACTTTATGTATCTTTTTATAAAGGTTATGTAACCTTTTATTTTGTTTGTTCTAGTTATTTTGCCTTTTATTGTGCTAACGTCGAAAAGCTTCATCAGCTTAATTGCAGATATAGTGAACAATGTCGATTTTTCTTTATGGGTTGTGTTCTTTATATTCTCAGAGGGGAATATGAAATCTATCATTAAGGCTTCGCCTTTGTCTTCTTCTTTTAAAAAAATGTAACACATTTTCTCTCCCTGTTTATTTTTCATTAACAAAGAGTGATCGCACTTCTTTAGTTTTTGTAAGAATATATTTGTAAACTTAATTCTTACGGATAGAGATTTGGATTCCATGCCGTCCTCTGGTATGGAATGGACACAATAAGAAAGAAAGTCTTGAAGGAATTCTTTACTGCTGTAGTCTAAATTGCTAATTTCGTAAGACTCTATCGAATTTATAATTGGCACCTCTTAATTTTTACCTTTTTCTGGCTCTACTAGTTTTCTTTTTATAGTTATGCCGTTTTTCATTTCGCAGAAGTAGACTTTTCCGTTTGTTCTTTTGGCGCAGTCTATAGCCCAATCGAGAGAACCATCAAGAGATGGGCTGTAACTCTGTTGATAATCTTCTTTATGGTTAAAAACTCTATAGATATATTCGTTCATTTTAATTTTGTATTCGGACTATTATAAACAAACAAAGCACAAAGTCAATAAAAAAGTTTAAAAAAAATATATATATCATATTATACATAAATAGTGTATTTTTTAGTATGGCGGAGGGTAGAGATAAAGCAGCAAGAGAGCTAATGAGCTTACAGCCAGGGTCTTTGTTGAGCCTCTATAGATTGTATCCTGATTACATATCAAAACCAAATTACTTTTTCGATGTACATGATGGTTCTGTTTTTGGTAGAGGCGTGGTTTGGCAGGGTCTGACATACCAACCCATGGGGATAGAAGCGGAAGGTTTCGAGACCAATGCTAACGGTAGGCTGAATAGGCCTAAAATGAGGATATCAAATAATGATTATTTTGTTACCAATATTGCCCAGAATAATAATGATTTAAAAAACGCCAAAGTAATAAGAAAGAGGGTTTTTGTAAAATTCTTAGATGATATAAATTTTGATGGAGGAAACCCTTTCGGAGAGGCAGATGCGTCTGCAGAATTATTTAACGAAGAATACCTTGTATCCCAGAAGATTCAAGAAAATAAAAATTTTGTAGAATTAGAGTTAACAAGCCCTCTTGATTTAGACGAATTTGAAGTAAACAACAGGAGAATATTCGCTAGGTACTGTTACTGGAAGTATAGGGGAGAAGGGTGTGGTTACCAAGGCCCCCCAAAACAAAAAGCGGATGGAACTCCCTTTGTAGACACACAAGAAAATACATTGGGTGTCATAGGTGGTGGTGAGTTGGATTTTGAGTACGGAAATTATGAAGATCTGTATGACCCAATAAGAGCCTACTTAAAAGGAGAGATAGCATTTAAAGAGAACAATAGGGTAACTATCGCTGATCCAAATGGAATAGAGGACCCAAAGCCAATGTTAACTTATTATGTGGCAAGAGAGAACATAAGCGGTTTCGATCCAGAGAAAAATCCAAAGTTTTGGGAAAGGGACGGTTGCAATAAAAAAGTAAGCTCTTGCAAGCTTAGATTTTACGATCCTTATACGGAGGATTTATTTCTTCCATCAAAAAGGATAGACCACAGGCTTTATCAATTTACAGGACAAGCTAACACCGCTTTACAAGAGGGCGGCACAGATCAACCAAGGAGGCAGGCGGGACTCTTGCTGAGAAGACCTCTTGGCTCTGAAGATATTGATCCAGGATCATTACCTCCTGGACCTGGAGACTTATTTGTAATCCCGCCCAGGGATGTTTTAAGAAACTATTCCTTTGATAGTGATTCTGCTGATGATTTAGCATCGGCAATTAATGGAAGTCAAGACTTTACATTAATGCTGGTTTTAAAGATTCAGGAGCAGGGTGCTAATGATTATAAAAACGGTATATTACAAACCACTTGGAACTTATACGACGGTTTGAGATTATCTTTCGAGAGGTTTGATAATGATTCGAAATTAAGTATAGTTATGCATTACACAAGCAAAGATGTAAGCAATAACTACATAAACAGAAAAGACGTAATAACGTCTATTTACAATCTTGAAACAGAATCAGAAATACCATTATTTATAGAAAATGATGGTGGCGATTTGAAAGCTTACCTGCCAAACTTCCAATCAAATGGTTATGAGACTCCAGTTTTCTCAACCTCTTTAAATACACTTGGGCAGCAGTTGGTAATAGATTACCATGAACTGGGCCTTGGGATTCTTCCTGGACCAAGATTCTACGACCAATCAGATGGATTGGAGACAAGCCCGAGTTACAATTATAGGGCTTATAAGTACACTAACTTAGAAATAGAATCTCCTGCGACTCAGCCTTCAGACCCTTGGGCCGATTTTTATAGTAATTTTGAAGGCTTGTATAGTTCTACAATTACCACAAGAGGTTACGAAACAGACAGAGATTCAAACGGAAATTATGTAAGACCGTATATAGACGGCGTTGGTGATGGCTTGTTGGCCAAGCAGAATGAATACGCTGTATATTCAGGTGGGAATGGCGGGAATTCTTACATATATTTCAACAAAGACATTACTGGTTGGGTTTTTTCTATAGGTGATTACGGACTTGATGATAATGTAAACGATAAATATATCGTAAATTACACAGGACTGCACGATTTAGCTAATTTAGGAGACCCAAACAATTTGCTTTCTCCTGGTGATAATCACATAATGGAGTATGACACAAATCAGCCAGACAGGAGGGGCGCTTTTGTTTTTGATCCAACAAACAATTCTTTTTTTGTTGATGGTAGTGGTGTTAAAGGGGGTGTTTTCTCAACAAAAGATTACGGTAAAAGAGGAGCTCTTATTCCTTTTTCTGGAGGTTTAGAGAACCCTTATTCTGGAGTCCAAACCAAACGTTTTCCAGCTAGTTCTCACTTGTACAATGTAATACCGCAAGCTTATGGATGGGAAGAACCAAAAACTGTGTTTAGTAATACGGCTATATGGAGAAGAAAACTAACAGCAACAGAAAAGAAAGAAGTTTTATTTTTTGATCTAAAAGGCTCAATAAACACAAAGCCTATATCTATAATAACTAACGACTACCCAGACTTGTTGACAGACTTAGTTGGCTACTGGGACGCTGGAATATGTTATTCGCCAGAATTAAAATATGGTTCAGAATCTGTACCGCGCTATTGCTCTACCGATGATTGCCTAACGAATCCAGGTTGTGAATACAATGTAGACGTTCAAGGCGGTGGGACTTACAAAGTTGGATACTCCGCTCAGTTTTCTGAGGGTTTTTGTTCTGAGGGTTATGTTGATATAGACATTTTGGGTACCACTGAATGCTTTAAAGTTTTTAGTACCGACCCATCAGGCAATGTAGCACTTGAAGACGAGATTCCAGCAAACATAAATAACTTTTGCTTCCTCCAGCCACCTCAATTTGGACCTGGGCCAGGTATTTACACATTGAATATACAGTTGGATGTCGACGGAGTTGTACAACAACCAGCAGATTACTGCACAGATAATGGTGTTGAGCCTTGGGAATCACCCCAGGAACTGATCGTATCCTTAGAAAAGTCTGATGGGCTTCCCGTGAGCGTTTATGGAACTTATGAAAGTGCAGACGGTCAGATAACGGCAGAAATTTCTAATCAACAAGCACAAGCAGCCCTTTCTAGTAACTGCCCAGGCGACATAGGTGATTTATACCCAAATATAAATCCTCCTGTTGGATTCTATCTGTGCGGGTGGGATATAGAGTCAACAATTATATCCAACCCTCCAGAAAAGTTTGTATGTAACTCGTTTATAGCTGGACCCGAAGAAAACAACTACAAAATGTGGCATACTGATATGTTTTACGATATGTGCTTGAAAGATTCTACAAGCCTAAAAAATAAATTAATAAGCAAAACACAAGATAGCTATAGCCTTCCATTCGGAGGATTCCCTGGTACGGACCCATTTCAGTTCAGAACTAAACTTTAAGATGATAGACAAGAAAATAAAAAACGAAAAGGACTGTATAGATTATATCGTAGAGGTTTGCGAGAAAAACAAACACACTGAAATCTGTGGTTTTGTAGGTTATAATGGAGACTCAGTTGTTGTTAGACAGTGCGAAAACATAGCTGATGACAAAGTTAATCATTTTGCTATAAGCCCTGTTGATTATTTGTTGTTTCAGGAAGATAATGATTTTCTTTTTTTGTTTCATAGCCACATATCTGGAGACGAAAAACCATCTGAATTTGATGTTGTTATGTCTGAAAATTGCTGCTTGCCATTTTTTATATATTCATTAAATAATAAAAAAAGTAATATTTATATGCCAAAAAAACACGAAGTAGATGTATTAATGATAAACAGGTTTAAGGAGTACGTATGACTACAATTAGATTACATGGAATTTTAAAGCATGAGTTTGGCTCTTCCTTCAAAGCAAGGATAGCTAAACCCAGAGAGGCGTTCGCGGTTATAGAAGCAAACAGATCAAATTTTAAAAAAAGAATTATAGACCTACATAAAAAAGGTTTCAATTACGCCATCGTTGTAGACGGTAAGAGAATATCTGAAAAATCACAGCTTGAGCTGATTGGACATAACAAAGTTATAGATATAGTTCCTTTGATAACTGGATCTGGACCTTTGGCTCCTATACTTATTGCTGTTGCTGTTGCTGTTGTTATAGCTGTTGTAGCTTTAGCTATAGCTTTGCTGTTGGCACCCAAACCTCCAGAACCACCAGATATTAGTGTGACGGCTCGAGGTTTTGAACAATCTTTTATATTCGCAAATAAAGCAAACGTAGCTGCTCAGGGTATACCCGTTCCAGTGGGTTATGGTCGATTGAGGGTTGGTACTCAAGTTATACAGGCTTGCGTTAAAAGCTTTCCAAGAAACCAAGTGCCGAAAGATATAATAGCTGGCAGTTCTTATTCAGATTCTCCAGATTTTTCTTACTCAAAAGGAACTATACTATGAAGCACTTCGAATTCAAAAATACGTTTAGGGGAGCTGGTTTCGGAGGAGGAGACCCACCAAAACCAAAACCTGCATTTTTAGTGCCACCAGAGCTAGGGGCTTATTCGGTTTTGTCTTCATTTAGTTATTTAGAAGTCGTAGACTTGGTTTGCGATGGGCCAATCAAGGGTTTAGTAAACCAAAATGGTTATCCATTACCTCCTGAATATCTTTTGCAAGGCGTTTATTTAGACGGTATACCAGTAGAAGAAAGCCAAGAGAATTTCTTAGTTCCTTTCGACGAGTTAGTCGCGGGTGGGGAAAACGGACAAATAAACGAAAGTCAACAACCAGCACTAGTAAGCGGTGTAAAAGAAGTATTTGATTCTGTTGCGGCTTTAGTTGTAACCACAAACGATGGTGTCGTCGCAAGCCAGTCTTCATCAGCCGCACCTAGTTATTATCAGGTAGATGATTATGTTATCGGATCTCCTAGGTTATTGGCCTCTCCGATAACAGCTGTGGCGGTTTTTGGTATATCCTACAATGGATCAATTATAGAGCTGGTTCGAGATGGCTCTAATTTGGTATGGGAGAACAATTATGCGGGTACGTCAGCTGAAAGCTTCGTGGACGCTCACCAAGTAAGGCTTAATTATGAATTAGAAACTGATTTAAGACCTGGGTTCTGGAAACTTGTTGCAACTAGTGACAAGTATAATGGAACTGGTTGGTATAAAGACCGAGTTTTTAACGCATCAACACAAGAATTTGAAGATGCACCATATGGAAACCCAACTGATCCTTTTAATACTTATACAGGGTATCCTGCAGACAATCTTCCTGGTATAGTTGTAGATGGTCAAGGCGGAGGATATATAGTAGACTCGTCTTTAGATAGAGATGTTAACGCGTTTTATACAAGAACGGAGGATTTGGGCGTTTACCAAGACACATTGAACGGAGCCGACCCACAAACTGGTAGACCGATATATGATATTGACATAGAAGTCAATGCCAATTCTAAATATCAAGTTAATTTTGGCATGTCTGTCAACACAATATCTGAAATGTTTGATAGTCAGGGTTCACTTAGTAGGGGTGCTGATGAAATTCTTAACATAACACCATCACAGTCAGCCGAATACACATATTTGACTGAAAGATTAAAAGATTATGGTTTTGATCTGACCACTCAGACTCTTGATACTGCAGCTATAAAAGACATAGTAAGGGGTAATTATGACCCCAGCTTTACGGATTGGTTTACAGATGCAGAATCAAACAACAGGGTTGGACCGTATTTATGTATAAAAGTATCTGGTCAGCTTGAAGCTTATTTAAATCAGGCACAAACAGATTTATTCCAAAACCAAGCAGGAACAGCAGTTAATACAGATGCGAGACTTATCCTTGACTCTGTAAGAAATTCAACATTGGGAGAAATAAGTAGCAGGACAATAAATTTACTTGTCCCTGAAATGGCTAACGATGGAAGTTGGAACGGAAATGTAAAAGGGTTTTATCTAGTTGAACTTGGCTTATTTAGACAACTAAGAACATCTTTACCTGGAATCACAAGCCCCTATTCAGATTTATTTATAGGCAAGATATCAAAAAAGGATATTCAGTTTTTTGTAACCAATAAGGGTTTTAAAGTATACAGTGTAGAAAAAGCAGAAATTGACCCTGATGATAATTTTGTACAACTGCCCAGTAAATTTAATTACAGCAATATTCTTTGTGAGTTTCGTAACGGTTTACAAAGTCAGGATTCTCTTGATTATTTTAAAAAGCTATTCGTTGATTTTACATATGACGGCCAACTTTGGGGGCCTTTCAGACAAAGCGGTCAAGTTGAAAAGATCAGGCAAGGTGCTAAAATGCTTTCTCCGCAAGGTCAATTTAACTTATCAACAAGTGCTATTTTAGGAAGAGGAGAAGGCTCTAATGACGATAGGTCGACTAGAGAAGGGAGAGAAAGTTTTGACGACTGGAACGATAAAGCTCCAAATTTTGAAGAGAGTGCTCAACCGCTAACTCATATCATCTACAACAACAATGTAGACGAAGTTTTTATTACACTTAGAGTAGACGCACTTTCGGATACTGTACAGCAAGATATCGGAGACCCAGAAGACCCGACGTTCAGAGCAGGAGCAAGGATACCTGGAACAATGAACTTCAAGGTTGAGGTTGGTTATGTAAATTCTTTAGGCGATTTTGAAACTACATTAGATATAGCTTATAAAATAAGTTCTATTGTAGAATCTCCAGCGCTATTAGATATAGGGAACCCAGACAACAGGTCGGCTATAGATGATTTTGATTTTCTTAGAGAAATAAACCGAGATGAAAAAGCTGACTCTTCCTGTCAAGGTTCAGATTTTGATTTGTTTGACCCATTTCCGTTACCTCCAGCTCATACCCCAGCCGATCCAAATGACACAAGTAGATCGGAAGACGTAAAAACCAAAAGATTTATAAGGGTAACTAGATTGTCGACAGAGACATCAAGTATACTAGTTCAGAAAAAAATGACACTACTAAAGGTGACAGAGATAATGCCATTAAGGATGGAATATCCATATTCTGCTATAGCTGGAATGAAAATAGACTCAAGGTCTTTTGAATCTCCACCAACAAGAACTTATGATTGCAAGTTGAAAATGATAAGGGTACCTTCTAATTATTTTCCGACAGACAAGAATGACAAAGACTTAAGATATTGGGACCAGAAAAACGAGATAGACAATCTTTCCCAAGAAAAGCTCAGAATATACAAGGGAGATTGGGATGGAACATTCAAGTACGAATGGACTGACAACCCTGCTTGGATTTTGTATGATATGATAGTCTCTACTCGTTATGGATTAGGGGAACACCTAAGAGAAGAACAGGTCAATAAATGGGATTTGTATAAAATAGGTAGGTTCTGCGACTCTGTAAATAAAGATGGAGTTTATGAGGGCGTAGATGATGGTCGTGGAGGATTAGAACCAAGGTTTGCTTGTAATATAATGTTCAGTCAAGGGACAAGAATATTTGATTCCATAAACACCATCGCTTCTATATTTAGGGGTTTTGTTTATTATCAAAATTCAGAGATTAGTTTCTCAGACGACAGATTCAAAGACCCTATTGCTGTTTTCACAAACTCAATGGTCGAAGAAGGCGTTTTTAGTTACTCTAATTTAAAAAGAGATGAAAAATTCAATGCCATAGAAGTTCCTTACATAGACAAGTACGACGGATTCAAAACGAAAGTCGAATATGTAGAGGATGAGGAAGATGTCTCTAGAAGAGGCACATTTAAGAAAACGGTAAATGGATTTGGTATAACATCAAAATCACAAGCAAACAGACTTGCTAGGCATGTTCTTTTTCAAGGAACAAAAGAAGATCAAGCTGTTGGGTTTGTGGTAGGCTTGGAGTCTCTATTAGTTTCTCCTGGAGATTTGATAATAATAGAGGATGATTTGAAATCTTTAGATTCCAATTTCGGAAGAATATTAGAAATAGATACTGAAAATTACACAATAAGAACAAGTCAACCTTTTGTTAGTGGAGATTATGAGGACTATATAACTATGTATGTGCCTGTGGCCAAGCAAAACATACAGGATGTTTCTGATTTAACAAGCCTTGTTAGATCTAGAACGTATGGTTTTGAAATTTTATCAACTTCAAACAACACGTTTAATTCCAATTTTGTTGGAGATTATAGCTTCGAAAGATATACAGAAGGTTTCTCTGATTTAAATGTTGGTTCTGAACCCCAAAATGAATATGGATTATATAAAGGGGGGCCAAACAATGAAAGTTTTGTTTGGTTTAGTACAGGCGCAACTGGTTGGGTTTTCTCTACTGGTTCACCACTTTCAGATAATAATATTTATGATAAATATATAGTTCAGGGGGACACTTTTAGTTTTTCAGAAATAACAAATCCAAACCCTGGTACAGAATCTGAGTCAGACATAATGACTTATGACACAGCCCAAGCAGACAGAAGAGCATCTTTTGTTTTCAATGGACAAGGCTTGTTCAGGGATTCAGTAGAAGGAGACTTAGACTACACTCAAGGTATCAGCGAAGCTGATATAGATATAACTAGCGCAACTCAAGTTTACGACTTTAAAGTAACTGGTACTAATGCTAAAGAATTTGGAGATCTTGTTTACTTAGATCAAAATGATCCCACTTTGTCTTTATTGTCTTTTGTCCCTTTAGGCACATCTTACAGATTTAAAAACAAAAACAGAGAAGATCAAATATACAAAATAGTTGGTACAAGGGAAGAATCCGATAATAAATATACAGTAGAGGCAGTTAAGTTTCTTAGTGATAGATACGACCAAATAGAAAAACCATCTTCGGTTGAAGATCCTTTTGACAATTTTGGTTATTATCAGGATCAGTTTAATGTTTCGGCAGTTTCTTACATTAAGATAGAAGAACCAACCGTAACTCTATCACAAGGTTATTCTCAAGGTGTTTACGATAACTTCATATCAGCTAGTTGGACCAGTTCAGTGGGAGCTACGAGTTACAATGTTGAGTTTGTTTTGCCTAACGGACAGAGAATTAGCAAGTTAGGATTGTTAAGCACTTCGTGTGTATTAGATGACCTATACTCTATAGGTAAATATAAATGCAGAGTAGAAGCAAAGGGCTTACCTTTTGATAATCAAAACTTTAATACTAGATATTACGATTCAGAAATAGGAGAAGAAAACATACAGGTAATTGATTTGCAAAATCAATCAAATCAGGGCGACCCCTCCCTTATCTCTGAAATGGATATAATAGAATTGTAAACTAAAACGCTCCTTTTGATTAGGAGGACCCTAGCATATCTTTTAATGTATCTAAAAAGTTTTGTCTTAGGTGTCTTGGCGTCTTGGTATACTGTTTTTTAGTTCTTCGGTATACTTTTCTTGTTATCTTGTCTCCGCAACCCGTAATTTTTCTGATTTTTTTTGCTATTCTGTTGTTCATAATTTTCCTATGTATGATACGCAATCCTTTTTAAAACCTAATTTATTGTATAGTTTTGCGAGTTTTTCTTTTTGTGGATTTTTCTCTGTATGTGATACTGATATATATTCAAAGTTATTAGCCCTAGCAAAATTAATTGCTGTTTTAAGTAACTTAAAACCTATCTTAGGGTTCTTGGAGAGCCATAGATACTCTGTGAATATTTCGCGCCCAAACTTTGGGTTGTTATCTCTTAAAAATATAACCACAGAATCAAACTTTGAATTTTCTTCGTTGGCCCAAACAAAACAACTACAATATAAAGATTGTTTATTATTAAAAACCTCTAAAATTGAATCGACGTTGTGTTCTAAGAAATAATGACCTATAGATTCGTCTTCTTCAGAAGAAAATATATCCCTAATGTCTTTAGCTAGAGCATCGGCTTCTTTTGGATTTGTTATTCTTTTGATCACTTAGATATCACACTAATAAGTTTCCTAGCCTCCTTGGCTGAAATATCACCAAAGGAAGACCAATTCTTGACATCGTCATTGTTGTATTTGCCAGACTTCCACAATTCCCTTAGCATCTCTTTAAATGAGTCGAATGAATCTACGCCGTGCTTTTCCTGCAAGGTTTTCTCAAGCAAGCCAGAAGGCGTTATAGGCGTACTGCTGGCGGTGCTAGGTGATGGTGCGGATTGGTTTGATGAAGAACGGTTTCCAGACTTGTCGATTTCATCAGCACCTACAATGTGGATGTTAAGGAAGTTCCTAACGCAACGAACAAAAGCTCTATTGCAAGCAATGGTTTCTAAGAACTTCTCGCAAAATGCATCCGTGTTTTCTAGAGATGCGTTGGCATAATCTTCGTAACAGACATTGTTATTAGACGACTCATAATTGCCAATCCACTCTATATCACAACGAGCGGTAACATAACCGTCTTCTACGTTTCTTACATCATAACCTACGGTGTGAAAACCTCTTAACCTAGCTAGATCTTTAATTCCACCCAGCATAATTAAAAGCTGGTTATCTTTAAGTCCTTCTGTAGATGTGGGTACGCTTTGATTTCGCATATCAAACCAACCCTTATTAGGGTAGAGGAACTCGGGTTTGATCATGGCCCTCCAGTTTACTGATCCATCATCGTTAAAAACATAATCGACGCACTCAAGAAGACCATGCTCATCTCTCTTGTAAACATCTGGTCCGAAAAGCTTTTTAGCCTTGGTTGTTTTCTTCGCTGTTTTTTTAGTTGCTGCTTTCTTTGGAGCCATTTTGGTTGTTGTTTTAGTCTTCATAAATATAAAAATAATTTGATTCTTCCCAGAAGTCATCATTATCTACTATATTTACATCATTGTCAAGACCTTTTTTCCAGTGAGCCATAGAATGGTAAACTTTATTACCGTCTATAACAAAACGACACGAAAGAAACTTGTCTTCTTTTGATGTGTTTTTTGGTTTTTTAATTTCTTTTTCTTTGAAAGAAACTATTTGCTCGAAATAATCGAGCCTTACTTTATCTAGAATTAATTCGTTCTCAACCAAGAATTCAAAATCGATATTTAGTCTTCTGAGTTTCTCAAAATACGAATCTTCTATTTGGGGAGGTTCTTCGTTTAAGATTACGCAAACTTTCTCTATATTAGAAGCGTAAGGAGCAAGGGGATCAATGTTTATTAAGTTGTCTTTTGTAAACAAGGTGCATTTGTGCCTCTCTAATAGCTGCAACAAAGCTTTCGAATCCAAATCTTCATTTAAAAGATCCAACCTTACATTTAAATATTCAAACTCATTAAGTACGGTTGAATTGATAACGCAACTAGGTATTACATCAGCCTTTGGAGACTTTATTGAATTTGTTTGTTTGGTTTTGAATTTAAGCTTTTTAGCCGTCCAGTTAGTAATCAACCCTATAATGGAGTTAGCCACGCTTTCAGCTGGTATAGTGTTTATAGAATCTTCCATGTCTTTTGTTACCAGATATGGCTTGACACTCCATTTAGGGCTAATATTAATTGCATTTTTATTATCAGTAGACCAAAAAGGTTTCGCTACGCTAGGATAATTTTTGCTTATTAGGTTTACAATAGGAACACCAACAGAGCTGGCATAATGACTAAGCGAGTTGTCGCTAGAAATCAAAACAGAAGCTTTGGATATGACGTAGCAACTTTGCCTGAAAGTTAGGTTGCTCAAAACAAAGTCAGCCTGCAGAGGACACCCTTTATCTTCGCCAATAAAAACAACCTTGATATCATTATCAACTACGAAGTCATATATCAAACCAAGAACAAGGTCGTAATGATGGTAAAATTTATCACTATCAAAGCCATCATTGTAAAAAACAATAAACTTTTCACAGGTAATGGGATAGAAGTGCTTGTTAATTATAGGCTTCTCTGCTGAGACACCTAAACTGTTTTGGTATTCTTTTAATAGATGAGACATTTTATAATCCGTTGTGATTGTTGCATGGTATTGATCTTGTCGTAACTGTAGGATAATATGCGGCCTCAAAAAAACCTTTATGAGCACCGCTTCCCTCAAGAACCAGCGGGTTGCTTAAAGACTTTGAGTAAGGTATGCATTTATAAACATGAGGGTTATCTTCTATGTGGTCGAAATAACTTTTATTTGTAAAAATGTAAATATTATGTTTTTTGTGTTTCTTTTGTAAATTGGCAAGTAATGAGTTAACAAGAATAACATCAACACTGTCTTCAGGTACAACTACGGCAATCCTTCTTCCTTCGTCATCTTTACTTAAAACGTCTTCAAAGTTTATATTTTTATTTTTATTGTTCTCTATGGCTACCTTTACAAAATGGCTATGTAATTCTTCTTGGGATATTTTGCGGTTATTTAAATCCGAGGTCCACTTTTTGAATCCTGGAGTATTTGTATCTACTTCGTCGTTTAGTATTTCTTTATACAAAACAGTTACAATATCTTCATTACTTAAACCTACTGGAAACGGGAAGTCTTCGTTGTAAGACACTGTCTTAATATCTACATTATCATCCAGAAAAGGCATTTCATCTATAATCTTCTCTAAAGAAGAACCTATAACATCAATCGAAAAATTATCAATAACCCATTGTCTAGATTTTTTTCCTTCTTCTAGTTTTTGATCATTAGGCATATCAAAAACTGTTTGAAGCATTTGATTAATGCTGTCTGGATCCGTAGATGCTTTAATGAATTGGGTACCAGGTTCTCTATATTCATTCCAAGAAAGAGGCAAGCCGCCGCTCTCTTCGCTACAGCTATCTTCGCCACAAGAATAATCAGTAACCAGAGTTATAAGTTCGGTTAGCTTCGCTTCTTGTATAGGTATCTCCTGACCTCCGCTTGTAAAAGGGTGGCAGTAAACATCCATTAGATTATAAACTTCGTTCAGCTGTTTCTCGCTAACCCCATTGACTACGTTTGTCGTATGGTTGTTTTTACCACCGCAGCTAGTACAATTGCTTTTATCTGAAGTGAAGGGCTGCACTTTGTAGCTTCCGCAGTCATCGCAGAAGTAACTTGTTAATACGTCATTTCTGTTTATGCCTTTCTCCTCAAGAAGTCTTGGTATATCCCAACCCTCAGACCAAGATGTATGTAATAGTAATTTGCAGTTATGGTTGTTTTTCTTGAATTTTTTAAAGCCGTCTAGAAGGTTTGGCACGGATTTTCTTAACTGATTTCTAAATACAAAACCAATAATGAAGTCGTTTTTGTTTATGCCGTGACGGTCCCTCAATACTGATCTAGTATTATCGTCTAACCTGTAGAAGTTGTCAGTATCCAATGAACCCCTTAAGGTTTTCACATGTTCATAACCAATATCTTTGAACCCTTTCTCAGCGAAATTAGACCACACATAGTAGTTTTTAATTTTTGGCGCGTATTCTACCGCTTCTGGTAATATTGGTAAACTGTCCAACGTAGTCCAAATCATGGTATTTACCTTATTCCACCAAGGCTTGTGGTGAAAATTTTTAAATGCCCATATATCCTCAATACCTATATATACATCTGGCCTCACATCTTCGATGATTTCATCAATAAGTAAACCTCCATAACTATTCTCTCTCTGAGATTCTTCTGGGACGTTGCCTCTTCTGTCAAGAGTTCCTATGCACTCCCAAGGTAGGCAGTCAAGTTCTTTGCTTCCCATAGGCCTACCGTTAGCCGCCTCTACAATTCTATATTTACCTGTCTTATAGAGATATTTTAATATGTTTTTTTTGTTTTTACCAAAACCAGTGAGGGCTTTGCAGAAATTAGAATGTAGAAGTATTGTTTTTTTTCTCATTTTTTCTGGGAGTTTGTTCTAAATATAAATAGTTCTTTAAGGACAAATTTAAAGTACTCGGAAATAAGATAGGCCTCAGACATCTCAAGTCCCAACCCAAACTTGTTTGAAGAGTTTCTTGTTAGTGAGAATGAAAAAGCTTTTGTGCCATCAGATTTTTTGTAGGGAGATAGAGATATGGATGTTGAGTTTTGATCGTAACTATGGAAAGCACTAAACTTTTCATAGTTTTCTATGGCATATATAAAACCTCCTAATTCTGTTTCATTAAATTTAACACTTGCTGATTTGTCTGGGTCTTTTGAGTTGTTGGAAAAAGATCCACTTTTTTTGTTCGAGTCCCAGGAAAATTGTTTGACTGCCGTCATATACAGACAAGGCTCTTCGCTTTTGCCCTGTATTCCAAGTCTGAATCCAAAAGCGCTTCCTGAGTTCTTCGAGTTAGGTTTGTAGAAGTTTATCATATAAACTATGATAAATTAAATCAATAGAAATTCTATATAAATATTTGAAATGCTTAATTTAAATACGGTCTTCTGAATCTTCAATTATAGGCCTAATGAACATTTCTTTGATTGGTAATCGTATATCTTCGTAACAATCTAAACAAGAGCAAATATCAAAGCAATTCGAAAGGGTTAAGTTCAGACCTATTATTTTTTTGGGTCTTGATGATTCAAAAATACACTCTTCTATTATGAATTTATAAAAGGAATCAAACAAGAAAATACAACAAGCAACTTTCATGCTTTTTTTGAGTTCCTGTTTGATGTCTTTGTATTCTATTTTTTCAATATCACAATACAACTTGAATAGTTTTTTTCTTGCTTTCTTTTTTAAGCCATAGTTTATACAAATAAAGCATAAACCCAGTATGCTGCTAGACCTAAAGGAATCGCTGCAGTCTAAGAACCTAAAAATAGTTCCATTAGAACTTATATTCTCTGGACCTATGTTTGGGTTTATGAGTTTGTCACTATTTAAAAAATCCTCAGTCCTTAAAGAATTCATTTCTTTAAGAAGGCTTTCGTATACTGACATTATCTTTTTGTATTCGTAAAAAGAAAATACAGAACCTCTGACGAAGGTGGACCATTTATTTGGGTCTATCTTGTCGAGTAATTTAGAACAATATTCTTGGAAGCTGAAACCGCCTTTTAGAGATGTATAAGTGTTGAATGAAGCAAGTAAAGAGCCAATACGTGAAATTGGGAAACTGACCCCGTAATCTTCAAGGCTACCAAAATCGTCAAGCTCGGTAAGGATAAACCTCAAGGGTTGACCTACAGAAACCTCACCTGAATCAACGTGTTTCTGTATTGTGATTGATTCATTGTTCTTTAATATGTTTGACTCGTTTATCATCTGCGCGCTAGAACTGTCAAAAGAAATTTTAAGTAGGTAGTTTTTACCTAAACTATTTAACTTGTAAATATCGAAATCTTCCGTTCCACCTAGAGTTTCCGCAGAGAATAATGAGAAAGGTATCTTAAAACGTTGCGATAACTTCTCTATAAGCAAAAACTCTGCTGAGTCAGTCAGCAATTCGCTAAACTCATTAAAAACATAAGCCCTGCCAGCAAATAATTGGTGTGCGTTCATTCAATTATTATACGGGCAGGGCTGTGGTTTTTCAAACCGTTAATTCAAATCTATACTAGCTTACCAATCTTCTCGTTCTTCAACCTTAGAGCACAAAGGCTTGTTTTTGCAAACTTCCTTTTTTTGCTGTTGTTTCTGTCATATACAGTCACATACTGAGGGGTCTCGGAAACAAATTGTGCATTTAGGGACTCTCCACTTTTGGTATAGAGACCAAAGAAGCGGCCTTTGCTTGATCGGATTGCCTTCATGATTTTGTTTTGCGTTGTTTTATTCATGAGCATATATTAACACACCTTCGTATCATTGTCAACATGTTTTATAGATAATTTTCGAATGTTTTTATTTTTGACAAGGAACTTGGAAATTGGAACTTTTACCTTTTCTTTTATGAAAGAGTTTATTTCTCTGGCATGGAAATTTTTATCTTCCATTTGTTGTTTTAAGGATTTAATTGTTGAGTCATTGAAATTAAATTTGATGTTTATTTTCGCAAGTTTTTCTTTTATGATTTGAAGCTCTCTCTTTATTATCATTTTAAATTCATTTTCACCTATAGAATTGAACGCCATGACTTTATCTATGCGAGCAACAAGTTCTGGTTTTAGATATTTTTTGACAGAGGATACGTAAGTTTTATTTGCGTTAACCTCCTCCTCAATAAAACCCATGGTCTTCTTTGTCACTAAGTCATGACCAGCATTGCTTGTGAATATTATTATTGATTTTGAAAAGTTTATTTTATTGTTTTTGCTATCTTCTATATAACCCTCGTCAAGTATCTGCAGGAGTATATTGAGAATTTGTGGGTCAGCTTTTTCAGCTTCGTCAAATAATATAACACAGTTTGGGTTATCTTTCACGAAGTTAGTTAATAAACCCCCGTTCTCATAACCAACATAACCAGAATTAGAACCAATAAGTTTGCTAATCCCTGTCTTGTCGTAAAGCTCACTCATATTTATCTGCAAGAAAGCTTTTTCGTTGCCAAAATAGTGTTTTGCTATTTTCTTTGCTGTGTATGTTTTGCCAACACTTGTTGGGCCTACAAAAAACATACTAGCCAATGGTTTTTGTTCGTCGTGTAAGCCAACCTTACAACAAGATAAGAGGTTATTAACTTCTTCTATTACTTCTTTTTGACCAAAAACCTCCGACGACATCTTGTTTACAAACTTATCAAAGCTGTTTTTTTGATTTGATAATTCATTTATAGACACTTTAGCCATTTTAGAAATTAAGTTTGTAACATCTTTCTTCTTAACCAATGATGCTTTCTTATTTTTGTTTTGACTAAAACCTTCTAGCGTTTGCATGAAGTCTTTGAAAGTTTCTCTTATCTCTGATTCGCTAATGTTTTTTTTGGATATGTCAGAAACAAAACCTTTATGTGCGTCTTTGATTACAGATGTTGGTTCTAAGTTAGCTATCTTTACTTTAGCAGCCACTAAATCCAGAACATCAAAAGCCTTATCTGGAAACTTCTTGTTTGTTAAGAATAAATCACAAAGATCTACAATGTGATCTATTGTGTCTTTTCTGAAATAAACACCATGAAATTTTTCATACTTCTTCTTGCAGTTATATAAGATATGCTTGGTCTCATCTTTACTGGGCTCTAAAACGTCAATATTTAAGAATCTTCTTTTTATAGCTCCATCTTTTTCGAATATCTTCCTGTATTCGTCTGTAGTGGTCGCTCCGACACACCTGATCTCGCCCCTTGCTAGAAGTGGTTTCAACATGTTGGCGGCATCCAGGCTGCCCTCCTGGTTGTTTCCTCCTGTTCCGAAGATAGTATGTATCTCATCAAAAAACAAAACTATAGATGGATTGCTTTTAGCCATGTTCAATAACGACTTGAATTTTTCTTCGAACTGACCTCTGTATTGAGTTCCTGAAATCATAGCGCCTAAATCTACACTTAAGATTTCTATATTAAGTAGGTTTGCTGGAACATCACCATCGCATACTTTTTTAACCAAAGCTTCTATAATGGCAGTCTTGCCAACACCTGGATCACCAGTAAGTATAGCGTTACATTTATTCTTCTTGGATAATGTTTCTACTAAAGACGTAACCTCTTCTTCCCTACCATGAACATCATCAACCTTACCATCAATATAAAGGAGATTCATGTTTGATACAAAATCTGGTATAGATAAAGGCTCAAAATTTTCAGCAAGTAAATTTTCTATGCTTTCTAGGTTTACGCTTTGATCTAAGTCTTGCTCAATTTCATCGGGGTTGTAATGCTCCTCATTGATAAATTGAGAAAGTACTTGATGAAAGCCTTTACAATCAAAGAAATCGTCTATGTATTCAAATATATACGAGGATGTAGATGATATAGCACACACAACATGCTCTATGCTAATATAATGCTGTCCGTGTTTTTTTGATATTCTGTTAGATTCTTTTATTGAGTCAACTACTTCTTTGTGCCATATCTCTGAGTTTTTGTTACTATAAAATTTATCTTTTTCATTTAAAACTGCAAAACTAAAGCTATCTTTTACATCTTCGTGAGACAACACATAACCATTATCAAAAAGATAGTCGTCTAAATCTTTAGACATGTTTTTTAGGCAACCATACATTATATGTAAGTTGTTTATGGTTTTGTGGCCAAACTCTTCAGATATTTGTTTGGCGTCCGAGTATGCTTTTTTCGCCCTAGGGGTAAGGTTGAAATCTTGAAATATCACATTATTATCTACACTCATTTTAGTTCGGAAAGTTTCATATATATTTTCTCTTCTATTGTTTTTATCTTATCTACAAAGATTATATCGTCACCAGCACTGCCAGTTATTATTGCAATACTACCTTTGGTAGGTAACTTTTTACCAGAGTTTAGATAGTCTGTCAACCTTTCTTCTCTATCTGAGTCTAAAAACAATCCACAAATAGGACCTAGCTCATCTTGCATTTCAATTCTAGCATATTTATTGCCGTTTCGACTTGTTCTTTTTGTAATGTCTGTTACCTGACCAACGAACTTAATTCTTTGTCTGTCGGAACTGTTTCTAACTTGTTCTGATGTATTCAATGTAGCTTCGTCTCCGCTTGTGAATATCTCCCTTATGTTATATGAGTAACTGTAACCCAGCAATTGAGTCTCAAAATGCCAATTAGCAAACTTAATGTGGCTAGAATTCTGTTTATAAATATTTTTATATTGGTCATATTTCTTTTTGAATGTCCCGAACCTTCTGTCAGTGAATAGAAGCTTGCCATCATCAGCTGGAGCGTTATCACTTCTAAAATGTTGTATCGTGTTTAGTACGTCGTAATTAAAACGATCACCAACCTCTATTATGTTTCTTTTTTCTCTGTCAGTTAGTATGTTGAAGCTCTGAGCCTCAAGAACTAATCGACAACGGTCAGTGGTTACAAAAGAATCTAATAGACCAGCCTGTACGAACGCTGACATTGTACCGATGTTTACGCCACAATCTTTTGCAGCTGAGAAAACATCATACTTGTTTTCAAAGTTATTCTCCCTAAACTCAATTAATGATTCAATAATTTTACCAGAAACACCCTTGATGGAATTTAACCCATACCTTATGTTCTTTCCTTCAATTTTAAAGTCAAAGTCTGAAAGATTCAAATCTGGAGGTAATAGAGTTACGTCAAAAAACGAAAGCTCTTGAGATATCTTAGCAATCTCTTCGTGTGAATTTGGCTCAAACCTAGCCATCTTGAGAAGACTGAGGAAGAATTCTTGAGGGTGGTTGAATTTAAGGTAGACTGTTATAGCTGCTAGATATGCGTAAGAAATACTATGAGACTTGTTGAAGGAGTAGTTAGCAGAATCTTCTGCCACTTTCCATAAAACATCTCCTATAACTGGGTCTAGATTTTTTTCCTTGATTTTCTCTTCAATCTTGGCTTTCCAAGCTGGCATATCTTCTACCTTCTTTTTTCCAACTATCCTTCGAAGCTGTTCGGACTCGTCTAGGCTAAAACCAACCTTAACAGCCATCTTCATCAACTGCTCTTGGTAAAGAGGAATGCCTCCAGTATAACTAAGTATATCATCAAAGAACTCATGCACACAATTAAACTCTCCTGTTCTGACATAATCAGCATACATGTCTTTAAAATCCAACGCTCCAGGTCTTGCAATAGCAACAACAGCTGAAAGCTGCTCTAGGTTTCTGGGCGAAACTTGTTTGCAAACCTTGAAGTTTACATCCGCCTCAATCTGAAACAATCCTTTGGGTTGTTGGAGACAAGCTAACGCAGCATAGATGCTTTCGTGCCCTGGGTCGATGTCAGAGGCCTTAATGCCTAATTGGTTACAAGTATCATTAACAACCGAAAGCGTCCTCAGTCCGAGTATATCGAACTTAACACTAAGACTGGCTACATCGTCCATATCATAACCTGAAACCAAAGCTCCATCGTTTGTTTTTTGTAGCGGCATTATGTCCCCTTGGTTGTAATAACTGATTGATATACCAGAAGGGTGAACGCCAGTATTCTTAATTAAACCTTCTAGCTTTTTTGCTATTTTGTAGGATTTTTCATGCTTGTCAGCGAAAACCTTAAAGGCTTCACTTTCTTCATAAGCCACATCTAGTTTTACAACCTTGCCAAAGTGCTTTGGTATTGTATCGCTAATTTGGTTTACTTCCATTTCAGATAGTTCGCCGATAATCTTACCGCACTCTTTCATACAGAGCTTGGAACTTAGTGTGTTAAGTGTTAAGATTTTGGAGGTTCTACCTTCGTACTTATCTTCAATATACTTAATAACTTCAGCCCTCCTATCATAAGAAATATCGTTATCAATGTCAGCAAGTAGAGAACCGTCAAGAAAGACTTCTCCGTTATGCTCAATTTTTCTGGCTCTGCTTTTAGAGACGAATCTCTCAAAAAATAATTCATATTTAATAGGGTCAATGTTTGTTACACCAAGAAGAAAAAGAACTAAACTACCAGCAGCACTTCCCCTGCCAGCACCAGTAGGAATACCGCTTCTCTGACAGTAATCCATAATATCCCAGTTAAGGAGTATATAATCTACAAAACCAAGGTCATCTAAAATGTCGATTTCCATCTGGACTCGATCATAATAATCTTTTCTGTTTTCGGCTTCGATAAGAAGCTTATCTCTAAGACCCTTTCTGCAAAGCTGTTTCAATATTTCTAAGCTGGAGCTTCCGTTCTTTAAACCAAGTGATTCTAGTGTGTTGTCTGGTACGCTAATCTCTGGTAGCTTGACCCCTACTGGGAATGGGTTTTCATATCTCATAATTCAATATCGTAAAGTTGTTTGTGAAAAATCTCAAGGTTCATTTCAATGTCGTAAAGTGCATCATGCAATCTCTTTTGATCAAAGTCAATGCCGTATTTTTTAAGCAATGTCAATTGAGATGTTTTAAGTCCTCTTTCTCTATAATTAAGCCACCTGTATTGCCAGTAAATAAAATTAGCTTTGTCTACTGGAGACTCCTTAGCAATGGCCGTAGCAATTGCTTTAGTGTCAATGATTCTATTAATATAGTCTTGATTCAGAGGCTCTCCAATAAGCTTTCTCCATACATCTATCATATAAACATCAAAGCCTAGTAGGTTCTGGCCAACTATTAAATAGGAGTCGTCAAAAAGATATTTTGAAAATTCATTCCATACAGACCTTGGGTCTTCTGCGTTGTCTTCATAATTTTTTTTGTCAAAACCTGTTATTCTTGCAGCATCCTTAGAGACTTTAAGATCGTCCCACTTGATGAGCTTGTCATATTTCTTGATGACCTTGCTGCCTTCAGCAACGATCCAGGCAGCTTGCCATGGTTTTGACTTTACTAAATTTAAACCTTCGGTTTCAGTGTCGAAGATTATATATTTTTGCTTTCTATTGAATCTTAATAGTTCGTTCATTTTGATAATTCTTTATATGATTCCCAGCAAAACTCATCGCTAGAGAAGTGGCTTAGGTTAGGGCATGATAATGTAGCTTGCCTACCAAATGTTCTATTGCAGAGAATTTTGTAAGTCTGCAGAGCTTCTACATCTTCTTTGTTCTTATAGTATATAGACTTAACATGACTCATGTCATAACAGTCTTCCGCATACTCTAAAACTTTTTGACAAATAAGGCGATCATAAGGTAAGTTGTTATTCTCAACCCAAAACCTAGGATTTAACCCCTCCAGGTCTGGAATACAGTTCTTTAAATAAAGGTTGTTCTGATGTATAAAGCTGTCATAAAAAGGGACCACAAAACATAAGGATTCATTATCCCAAAATGATTTCAAATCCTTATAAGTAAGCTTTCCGCCGTTCTCGACAAAAGCCAAAGAGTATATCTTATTTAGGAGTTTGCAGCCTAAATCATTCATTGCGAATATCACGGCCTTATGATCAGAATCATCTTCTAGGTCTTCATTACAAAGAGTAATCCTAAGGCCATAAGTTAGGTCTTTTCCTCTTTGTTTGCACAAGTGAAAAGCTTTCATAAAGCTGGTTAAGTTATCCTCAACGATGGTGACATTATTCATGTCTCCTTCATCGCAGATATCTATTATCTCATCTAGAGTCAATATACTCTTACCTGTAGAGTATGTCGACTTAAATATGGGCTTGATCATGTTATGATGGTAACATCATAATATAAAAAAGTCAAGAAGAATGTGCTGGGCATCCTGCATAATATTTCATTTCATAAGTACCTCCTTCTGGAACTAGATCCTCAGAAAACTCATCATCAAAACAAGACTTGTAAAAGTTACCTTCCGCGTCCTTAATGTCATAATAAAAGAAGTCAAACTTCATTCCGCAATGCCACATTGGCGAACCATCTTTCTTAAGTTGTCCTTTTTCCTTGGCAAAACCACAAAGAAGTTTACAGCTAAATGATCCATCACTAGGAAAACCTTTATATGCAGCCATGTTTTTAGTGGCAGACTCCTCATTGAAGTTGTCTAGATATTTTTGTATCTCTGTTAAGTGGTGTTCAAAACCGTGAAGATCATGCTCATCAAGAGGCTCCATCCTAACAATACCGCTTTTTTTGACATCTGGAATCAAGTCAAACTTCAAGAACAAGAATTCACTTTGTTTTGTCTCGTACTCTGGGAATAAATGCTTTACAGCGAGGCTATACATAAGGTCTTGCATGTTGTCCTCTGCATCTTTACCTTTAAATGTTTCCTTACTGGTTTTAAAGTCTCTAATCAAGGCAAACTTTTTGTCTTTGTATAAGAACAGCTTGTCGATAAAACCTCTTATTTTATATTTAACAGTTCCATCATTAACTACAATATGGAAGTCTTTCTCAGAATGTTCTTCAGTGGGCTCTTGATCAGTGTTTCCAAAGAAATCATACATCAAACCATTGAGGGTCATTTCCTTCATCATTTGAACATTATCTTCATCATCTACGCCTTCTCTGATAGCGTGTTTCATGATCAACCTTTTAATAGAAGGTACGCTAAATACGTCAAGCGTTCTTACGATCTCGTCGAAATAATGTCTTCTTCTTTTTTCACCGAGCACCTCAAAGATTAAGTGGCATATAGAACCCCTCCTAGCCCCATCATTACTCCTGTCTGGAAGTTTTAATTTATACTTAGCCCAATACAACCAGGAACAACTCTCTGCTGTCTTGATTCTGCTAGCTGATAATGTTGTTATTGGTTCACTCATTTATTTTTTTTGCTTTTTTAATATGGCTTTTAGAAAACTTCTGGTAGTTCTCCGAAACGAAGCTGGATATAAAAGACCTTTGCTTTTTTATATCAACTTTATCATTAGACCAGTCTTTTAAAGATTTACCAGACTCATGTGCCTCTCCAAGATCATTAAAACCTTTCGGTGGGTTTTTAATTTGAATAGAATCAAGATCAAAATAAGCTGAGAGTTTTAAAAAGTTTTTAATCGAAGCCATCAAACCCCTATTCTCTTTCGAATTGAAATCATTGTTACCAGCTATAATTATTCTTTCTAAACTTTTACTAGATAAATAAGTTATAATTGAAGCACTGACAGAAAGACCAAAAATAACTAACACATTCTTTATGCCTTCTTCATAAAGGGACATTGCATCACCAATACTTTCTACAAGATACACTTCTTTAGACTTTGTTATTATAGAGTCTACACTCTCTTCGTTTGGTATATAGGCTGGGTATATCCAGTTATTTTTTTTACCTAAGTGTTTCCATTTTGCAAAATCATTGTCATCAACTCTTCTACCTGAGAAACCTATAATTTGAGAGTGTTCATTATAAACAGGGAAAACCATTCTGCGATACATCTGACCAGAGCCAGCTAGACCAACCTTGAAAGCAGACTGTGTTGACTCTGATATTTTTTTGCATTTATAAAAATTGTAGTTAGGGAACAATTTATCTAAAACAGAATTGTCGTAAGTTTTCTCCATTTGTATTAATGCTTTTTGTTTGTATTCAGTAAAATCTTCAGAGTTTGAGTCTATCGACTTTAGGATTGTTTTTAATTTATCTTTATCGTCTTTTAATGTAAGCTGTATAAGAGCTTCAAAAGGTTTTGACTTATTGCCTTGAATAAAGTCTATCCATACCCCTGTGTTTTTATATATCTGCAGCGCCGTAGGGTTGTCTCCATCCCTATACACAGCCCTGGTTCTCCAATGGTTACCGCAATCAACAAGATTGTAACCAATGTTTTCTAGGATTTGTTTCATGTCTGCTATATCATTCAAAACTAGGAACCTGTTGTACTTCTGACCCATCTATCTCTGCATGACCTTCGTCAGACCTAACTATATCACGAAGATCTCCTCTTTCCGTAATGTTAAAGTTAGCAAAGTTGAGGTTTATAAAGTTTTTACGAAGAGTGTCTCCGACTTGGATAGGTTCCAGAGCTCCAGCGATGTCTTGTCCTAAGTGTCTGCTTTTAATGTTGACTAACTTATGGGTTCCAAAGTTGCTCCCTTCAATTTCTATTTCATCAGCAGTTTTACTTCTTAGGATAAACATGTGAGAACAGAATTGAATAATTCTATCAGAGAGAGACACGATGCTCTCATCGTCAACCACATTCTGAGCGTTTCTGTTGTTCGTTATTCCATACCTATTGGACTGGACAGAGGTTATCATTGGTATGATAGGTTCGCCTTCATGAAGTATTTCTTTCTGGACACACTTCTTGAACTTGTCGACCATTTCCCCAACAATCTGCCACTCGTTTTTATTGGCGGAAGCTTCGCTTGTGGTTTTGATGTAGTCAAAAGAAAAAATCATCTTGTTGCCTCTGCCTACTTTGGAGAAGTAAAAGCGCTTCAATGTATTAACCATTGAGTCAACATCTAGACCTCCAACATTATAGTAATAAAATTTTAGGTTTTTAACCTTAGGCCAAACAGAACGAACTTTATCTACAACATCGCTACCAGCTTGTCTCCACTTACCGCTTTCAAGTAGATGCATCGGTACGCCAGATAAAGAAGCACACTGCCTCATTATAAGTTCCTCTTTACTCATCTCTCCGTTATCAAAATGCAAAACAGGAACGTCGTATTTTAAGCTTACCTTAGTGGCATAATCCATGCAAAACTGAGTTTTACCAACACCAGATCTTGCAACAATAACCGTAATATTACCAGGCCTAAGAAGTGACCCGTAAATCTTATTAACTGTTGGGTGTGGTCCCATCATGCCAAACTCTACGACAGGGTTATTACCCCTATCCTCGATAACGAACTCCATTTCATCATATATGTTTTCTGGTAAATTATCACCAGCTTCGTATAGATTTATTTTAGAATTGTAAACCTGGTCTGCTTTTTCTATGATTTCTGTATATGGAATTTCTGGAGAAATCTTCTTCATCTCACTAGCCACATCTTGAGCGGCTTTGTAAATACCTCTTCTTACCGAAGTCTTTTTGAGTTCTTTTGCTGTTTTAATTACATTACCAACAGGAACCTTCCTTAATGCTAACGACTTAATATAATCAGAGGGGTTTAAATTATCTTCAAAAGATAACCCTATGCTCGCTATTCTGTCAGCAACGATAATCTCATCGATATCCTCACCAGACTGATGTGCTTGCTTTATTACAGTAAAAATGGTTTTGTGCAGATTGCTCTCTTCTGAATAGAAATCATCATTATTGATGAAGTTTGATATTTCAGAAAAGGAATCTGGATCTTTTATAAGACCAGCTAGCAGCTGTTTTTCTAGTTCTAGATTGTAAATCATTTTGTTTGTATATTGTCGTATCTTTTTAGGTATGAGCTCATTGCTTTCATTAGTCCTGACTCAATAATTTGAGACTCGCAATTATTAAATATGATAGGTCTACCCTTCTCGTCACAATGGACCAATATTAAACCTTTATACTTGTCAGCCGAACCCGTAAACTCGTACAACTTATCTAAAAAATTTTCTGGTATCACAAATACTGCTTCTTCATTCATAAATATATATCTTGGTCTGTAAAGTATGTTGGGCTTAGTTTATCTTTTGGGTATATCTCTACAAGCTTTATACCATTGATCTCACAGAAATCAAGCTTTTTCTGATCTCTTTTCAATTGATCTAAATATTTTAATTTGTTTTTGTGAAAGTGCTTGACGTATTTTAAATGTTGAGCTCCTTGAACCTCAATTGCAATCTTTTTGTTTGCGTTATAAAAGTCAAGAGACAATCTGGAGCCAACAACTCGGAATTCTTCAAAAACAATATCGTTAAACCAGTAGTCTCTTAAAAAGTTTTTCACATTATTTTGAAATTTACTTCGACTAGAGCCATCCCAATCTATTAGATATTTTTTGGGGTTTTTTAGGTTTCTTGTTTTTCCATATGAATCATAAAACTTCATGAAAATTCATTGATCGCTTTTTTGAAATAATCAACTAGGAAATCAGAAAGCTTCTCATCACCTTCTATTTGCTTGAAAACGTTGTTTTCTCCTTGGATTTTTTCTGGAAACTCTAAGTTGTTTTCTGAAATTATCTCAAGGAATTCTTCTGTCGCTTGTATCCATGAACCTTTCTTAATTAAGAACTCCCAAGCAAAAAGTAAATCTACTATTTCTTTTTCAATCCATATAGATGTACCATCAGACCTACCATACCTGATTGGGTATGTAATTTTAGTATTAGTTTTTTCGTTTGGTGATTTTTTAACTGTAACAACGGCGAAGTGGCCTATTGCTGGGTTTTTCTTTGCGTCCATCTTTTTGATTGATGGGTTTTTAAGAATACAGTCTTTATTATATCTAGCTTCGAATTCTATAATCCAGTTAGCAAAATGCAATAATGCGTTACCGCCTGTAGCGCTAGTTTGCCTAATTGGAGCTTTGCTGTAGGGATCTAATTTTATGTCAGCCCTAACCTGCGAAATGAAAATAGCCATGTGACCACGTTTAGCTAAGGCTATTGACATTTTCTTCATGAAGGTTCCAGCAACAACTGCTCCACCAGCTATCTTTGATGAATCCTCAAAGGGTTTATCGATGTCATTTTTTAAAATCAATCCATCAACAGAATCTAAAAGGAAACAGTATTTCGTTTCGTCCTCGTTATTGGTTACAAGCTGCCTCATTAGATCTACGACAGTCTCGTAAATGTTTGACTCAAAGACAAAACACGTACCCTCTACCCAATCTTCAGCTTTGGAAACGAACTTAACGCCAGACCTCTTCTTCATCTCTGGAGAAAGCCTACCTTCAGCTTTGAAGTAAACCGCTTTTGATTTAGGCAGGGTAATTAAGAAGTTTTTCATAACCTCCAAAGCTTCGGAAGTCTTACCTCCTTCGTTCATACCACAAAACCTATGAAGACCTGGTCCAAAGCCGCCTCCTAAATGGAGGTCAAATTGAAGTGACCCGCTTGAGATTTTATAATCAATCTCTTCTTCGAAATTGTAATGGTCTTCCTTGTTTGCTTTTAGGAAGTTGCCTAATAGGTTAGTTGAATTTAGTTTATCACTCATTTAAAAAATCTTTTGTTGTTTTGTTTCTTTTTGTTATTTGTTTGTCTTTCCCTACCTTTTCACCAATATTATATTCCGTATATTTATTTTTGTCAACCTTATAATTAAAAGCCCTCCATTTCATATCCATAACATCCTTAAGTTTTGGACTCGAAATATAAGCAAACGAATCAAACTTTTTACCAAACTCCACTATGTTAATAAACTCAAGAGAGTATCTCTCGCAGAGGATGTTTAGCATTTTCATTTCCCTCGCATAGAAGGGCCTCTTATTTTTATCTGGTACCAAAATAAGCCTGTTAAGTATAGACATTTTACTTATCTTACTTTCTGCTTTTTTCTTTTTGGAAAATACGTGTCCACACGCACAGCTTTCGAGCCTCACTCCTATGAGACTTTTGCATGATGGACACTCTTTTTTACCCCTAGGCATGGGATAACGATATCACAAACTGATATCGTTGTCAACCATCTTTTTTACAAGCCCTTGAAAATTTGTTTTTCTGATCCAGCCAAGCTCTTTTTCTGCTCTGGAAGGGTCTCCTAATAAAAGCTCTACCTCGGCGGGTCTGTAATATTTAGGGTTAATCTCAACAAGTAATTGATTACCGTGAATATATTTTTCGTCTAGACCTTCACCAACCCATTTGCATTTTTCAGCACCGTAGCCAGCATAAGCAAAAGCAGTTTCCACAAACTCTCTGATTGTATGGGTCTCTCCAGAGGCTAGAACATATTCCTTTGGCTCTTTTTGATTAAGCATCTTCCAAATACCATCTACAAAATCCTCCGCATCAGACCAGTCTCTTTTTGCTTCAAGGTTTCCAAGCTTAATGGGTTTGAAGTCATCTCCGATGCTGTTTTTCCAAAATATCTCAGCCACACCTTTAGTGACTTTTCGGGTAAGAAATTCTTCACCTCTACGAATTCCTTCGTGATTAAAAAGCCAACCTTGAATGGCGTATAAATTATAACTTTCACGCCATACTTTAACTAGGTGTCTTGCTGCCGCTTTGGATGCTCCATAGGGGCTTCTAGGGCGCAGTGGGTGCGTCTCGTCCTGTGGGGCAGTAACTACGTCGCCAAACTCTTCGGATGAACCAGCGTTGTAATAACGGCAATCTGGGCAGTATTTGCGGATAGCCTCAAGCTGGTACAATACCGCCATGCAGTTTGTATTCATGTGGTTCTCTGGCATGTCCCAACTAACACCAACAAATGAATTTGCTGCAAAATTAATAAAGTAGTCTGGCTTCTCTTCCTCGATAACACGATTGACATTTGATTGATCAGTTATATCAAGGTCGATTAGTCTAAATCTTGGGCTGTCAGACAAGTGTTTTATATTCTCGTGATTTTTAACGCTAAGTCGGCGTACTCCTGCGATGATATCAATGTCTGTGTTCGCCAACAAGTAGTCTACCATGTGACTACCATCTTGACCTGTTACTCCTGTAATTATTGCCTTCTTCATTTTTATCTTTTTTGTTTTGGTTCTGTTACATAAAGATACTGTTCAGCATGAATCCTTATTTTTCTTTTTATTTCAAAGAGAGTTTCAATTTTTTCTTGCCATTCACTCCAGCTTCTTTTGTTTACATGTATATCTTCACCTTTGGTGATTGATGGTCCATTATGTATAGCAAATATTTGAGTTTTGCTTTTACTGAGGTTTTCGAATAATATGTCTTCATATTCTTTTTCTATATGTTCTATAACATCTATACAAATCATGGTGTCATATTTTCCATCCTCAAATGGCTCTAATATTGACCCCACAATCATTCCGTTGTCTAGGTTTATTTGATCTATACCATCTGCTTCAAAACCCTTTGATCTTAATAAGTTTACAACATCGCCCCTCCCACAACCAACATCAAGAACCTTACCTTCTATGTTTCTTTCATACAAAGGAAATAGCCTTGTACCTGGACATCTGCCAGCAGCTGCATTTCCATACCAGTCCTCTTCTTCGTAGACCTTCTGAAAAAAATCAGAGTCAAATTTTTGTTTTATTTCTTTCATGTTGTATTGTTTTAATAATTAAAGGCCTCAAAATCATCTTTGAAGATTTCTTCTATTTTTTTTGTTTGGTCTTTTGATAAGATTTCTTTGTAATCAAGATCACATTTAGATTTATTGATTTGTTTTTCTGGTTTGCAAATCCCTAATCTATCGCTTATGTCTTTATAAGCATCGCTATATTCTTCAAATTTATATGTTTTTCCAGCCAAGTCAATACAATTATAAGGATGGGTCATCGGTATCATATGATGTTTTAAATATTGATTGAAGTCAGATGCTATATTAGCATGACCTATTGATTCATCCTCTAGAATAGAAATGGCTTTATCTACAGATAAATATTTATCTTCGTTTTTTACCCAAATAGAACCATGTTTAAACATTGATAAAGCACTACAAAATCTTGTAAAAGGATTTCTGACAAACGCAAAAGAAAAATCATATATGTGCTTTGGTGGTGCGTCAAATATTCTGTCAAAGTCCTTAATAAGGTGGTGTTTAATGGTTGCGCCACCTGTTTTGGGTATGTGGATAAATAGTGCTCTGTGTTTTTTGCTTAAAAATTTTACTTTTTTCATGATATTTTATATTCTTTAAATAAATCCTTTAATCCCATTGGCTTGAAAACTTTAATATTTAGGTGTGGATAAAAATTTTTAAAATTTTCCCACCTTTTCTTTAGATTGGTTATTTTGTATCCGTTGTGTTCTTGTTCTTCGCCCACCCTAATGTTGTTTGTAACGTCGCAACCAACTACGATGATCTTTTCTGCCCCACACAAATCTGCAAATTGTAAGCAAGAAAATATAACTGAATAAAACTCAATAAAGTCAGAATCACTACCGACAGAACCAACTGAATAAGTTAAAGCCTCACCATCTTTTACGTCTTGTGGAGATAGCGAATGCCCGTGAAGCCTTCCTTTATCAAAATAAGAAACTCCATAAAACTTTTTAATGGATGGTTGGTATTTGTCATACTTGTTCTTAAATTTGCAGTATCCATTCTTGCTTCCAGTCATGAGACCTGAATCTTGTATTAGATAATAGTCAAGGTTTGGCTTATGCATAAACACCGTATTGCAACCTACCTTGATAACATCTCCACAAAACGAATCATCCCAATCTAATAGGCTTGGTCCAGAACCGAAAATTACAAAGGTCTTGCCTTTATGTTTGTCTTTAAAATCTTTCATATTTACTTATGGATAAAATATACGTCGTCCCTATCTTCTTGGTAACCTTTAAACTCGCTACAAAAAGGGCTTCCTATCAATAGTTTTTTCTCTTTGAGAACCCTTCTAAAGAGATACTGACCAACAAACATGTCAGCTTGTCCAAACTCCTTATTTTTTAAACCCTCTCTTACTGTTTTGTAAGAATCGAGGAAGGTTTTTATGTTTTTATAAGAACCTCCGATCACCCCCATATTAATTAGTTCTAATCTGTTTTGGTTGATTAAAAACCAAACTCTATCTTCCAAGTTAAACGAATCATGAAAATCAATATAAGGAAACTGATTTAGCATTATTGAGTCCTTGCAAAGAAAGATATCAACTTCTGGAAACTCATCAAGAATTAAAGATGGGTTTTTTACTATTTTAACATCTGAACAATCAGTTAGAAAGACGTTTTCAAATTGATTATTGTCTAAAAAATCTTTGTAGCAAAACCACCTATAATCTAAGTTAGACCACTCTGAATCTTCTACTTGTATAAACTTTACATTATCTGTCTCATAAGTAGATACAAATTCACTCGATAAACCATCGTGAAATATATATCCCGATAACTTTAAACTATTAACAGAGTTGTACCAAGGCTCTATATATGAGAAATCGTCCTTAGAAATAAACCCGTCTTTATCACGACCGACAACATGATTGTCTTGCGGACTGTTTGGGTGTTTCTTTTTGGTGAAATATGAAGTTAATATAACGCTGGACACGCAATATTATATATCATACTCCATCTTCTTCAACTGTTTTACAATCTTTTAAATGATCATAAGATAGGAAATCATCTCCGTTTTCGAGAACACAAGATTCATCCCAGCCCCACTCGCTGATTAGTTCTTCCTCGTCCCACTCTAAAGCTTCAGAGGAAACTGATTTATTGACTGGCTTTTTGCTCCACATCTTGCAAGACCAATAACGAGGTGTGGTTTTGTCTTTAGCTGTGTCACACTTGTGTCTAGCTCTAAAACTTCTACGACGATCAGGATCATCTCTTTTGATTTCCATATTTGGGTCACCAAACTTAACTACAATAACGTTACCTGTTTTGGGACTTTTAACATAAACACCGAATTTCTTTTTTTCTCCTTTGAGTCTAAAAGGTTTGTTAAGGGTTTTTTTCTCAGCCTCTGAATATTCAAGTTCTTCAGCTTCTTGGTCTTGATCCCATACTTCAATACCAGCTTTTACCAAATCAATTTTAGCAAGCTGAAAGTCAATGTCTTCAAAGGCGAAAAATGCTTCTCCTTCTTTTTCAATGTAATAATCTTCTGAACCATTAGCTACGTCTTTATCAGCAGCTTTATACGATTTTTTAACTTTACCACCTCTGGTCATTTTAAGAAACATATTTACTCTAGCCATTGCCCATTGACCCCTGGTCATACCAGGTCTGTGGCTAGAGCTAAAAGCACCAGCACCTCTTCTGTATACTTTTTTAAGTTGAGCTAATGTTACTTTTTTGGAATGTTTTTCGTTGTGTTCTTTAACTTTTGTTTTTAAAGCTGATATGATCTTATCTGAAAATGTTATTTTTTTACCATCTTTGCCAGCACTACCTTTCTCGTTTTTGCTCGAACCCTCTTTTTTCTCGTCTTTTTTAGACGGAGTTTGAGCGGAACCTTTAGGTCCTGGTCTTTTAGCTGAATGGCTTTCTAAAAACTCTTTTGCTTGTTCTGAAAAATCGTATTCCATATTAATTCTTTACACTAAAATTTTAAAATAATGAAATGTTAACCTTCGCAAGATGTACATTCCATAATGGATTGTGCTAGGGCTTGGCTGGGGTTTGTGCTTCTTTGGTAATAAAATCCCTTAAGGCCTATTTCCCAACCGAAAATCATCAGGTCGCTAACTTCTTTTGGTGATGCTTTAGGGTGAACCATTAAATTCAAAGATTGCCCTTGGTCAATATATTTTTGGCGCTGAGAAGCCTGTATAACTATCTCTTTCTGAGATACTTCGGAAAACGTTTTAAATACATTCTTTTCATGTTCGTCTAAAAAGCTAAGGTGCTGGACTGATCCATCCCTAACTAAGATAGATTTCCATACGGCTTCTGTGTTTTTACCTTTACATTCAAGAAGTTTCTCTAAATGTGGACTTCTAATTGTGAATTTTCCTTTTGCTGAGTTCTTTGTATAATAATTAACAGTAGGCTCAATTCCTTGAGACACTTGACCGAGAATTAGTGAACTTGTAGTTGTGGGAGCAACAGCCATTGTTGTTGTGTTTCTTCTCCCGTAGCCTTTTAATACTTCTGGTTCTCCAAATATTTTAGCTAACTCTTCGGTAGCTTTATCTGCTCTTTCTCTGATTGTTCTGAAGATTTCTGCATTTTTCATTTTAGCCTCCATACTCTCAAAAGAAATCATATTATCCTGCAAATAAGAGTGCCAGCCAAGAACACCCATTCCAAGTGCCCTATGACGCTTTGCAAAATTGTGATCAAATTCCATATAAGGAATATCCTCAGTTTTGTTAATGTATTCCTCCATGACGGAATCAAGAAAGTAAACCATTGTTTCAATAGCATCAGTTTCAACAATCTCATCCCACCTCTCCAAATTAAGAGAAGATAAACAACAGACAAACGACTCTTCTGGTGAAGAAGGTAGCGCAATTTCGTTACAAAGATTTGAAGCATATATCTTCATGTTTTTATCTTTATATACTTGAGGCGCATTTTTATTTGCGGTGTCTTGGAAGAATAGGTATGGATAACCAGATTCGAACTTCTTCTGAACGATCTTTGCCCATATCTTTCTCTTGTCAATATCCCCATCCTTCATACTTTCCATCCATTCATCTGTAATGGTAACCGCAAATGAAAGATCCTGAATAGGGTGTCCATCAGACCTAATACGAAGAAACTCTTCGATATCTGGATGATCGACAGGGAGATAGGCAGCAAAAGAACCTCTTCGAACGCTACTCTGGGAGACTACTGAAGTGACCTTGTCAAACAACTCCATAAAGTGAACCGAGCCAGATGAGCTTCCTCCTGTACTAATAGACTTACCCCTACCTCTCAATTCACCGAAATAACCAGAAGTTCCAGCTCCGTGCTTGGTTTGCATGCCAACCTCAGACTGTTTTGTTAAAATACCCTCCATTGTGTCAGGCACAAAAACACCATTACAAGAAACAGGTAAACCCCTAACTCTTCCATAGTTAGCCCAAACAGGGCTAGACAAAGAAAAGAATCCAAGAGACATATAATGCTCAAACTTCTCACACAAATCAGAAAATTTTCCTTTGTGCTCAGAAGGTGCGCGAGATACAAAATCTTTCTGAAATGTCTCCCCTACACTTAATACTCTACTAATCAAGCTTTCGCCGTCAAGATATCCTCTATTTAAGATCCGCTGCGAAGTTTCGTTGTTCCAATAATATTTTTTCATGCAAATACGCTGTCTAAGTCAAATGTTTGTGATTTTTTTGAATACTCTACTGGGCGAGAATGGAAGAAATCTGTAGAGTTGTTGCCCATCAACTCCTCTTCAAACCACATTGTATCTTTAATTAGGGTGTTGTCAACATCAAATGCCTTTTTAAATGAAATTTGTTCTAATGATTCATTAATCCTACTTTTAATGAATTCCTTGAGGACTGGAGCACTAAGACCTTTTTCGTATATACCATTTACCATCCAATCAATAATTTTAGCTTCTGCAATATAGGCTTGCTCGGCTTCATGAAGAATTCTTTCCTCTAGTTCAGCATCAAAAAGCTCTGGGTGCTCTTCTCTTATTGTTTTGATAATTTTAATTCCTACTTGGGCATGGATGTTTTCTTCGTTCCTTGTATATCTCACTTGTTGCTCAGTGTCCTTGAGTACGTTTTTATTTCTGGAAAACCAATTTATAACGTAGAATTGACTCATTAGAGACACGTTCTCTACAAACAGGGTAAACAGAATAAGAGCATATAGATACTGCTTCTTAGAGTCCTTGTAAAACCTGTGTGTATACTTACGCAAATATTTAACACGGCCCTCAATAAAGTCTAGTTTTAGGTTTTCTTCGAATACGTCTTCCAAACCAAGAACCTTGAGTAGTCTTTCGTAAGCATTATTATGAATAACCTCTGTATTTGCCATTACGTAACCAAGATCAGTAAGGGATGGGTGGGGCAGATTATCGCCCAGTTTAGCCCAAAACTTTTTAACTGCAACCTCGATTTGACCAATAGCTGAGAGGGTCCTTATAATTATCTCCCTTTCTTGGTCATCCATTGATATATTGAAGTCCTGAACATCTGAAGAGAAACTGAACTCCTTGTCGGTCCAAAAACCATTATGCATAACTTCAATAAAGTCTTCAGCCCATGGATAATTATTAGGTTTTCTTGATATCTGTTCTTCGAATATGCTCATTTTCAGTGTTTTTTTTGTTTATTGTTAATTTAATTTCGGCCGCGACGATGCCCCAAAAGTGGTCGCTGGTATAAGTTACACATTAGCTGATTTTAGTTCCTAGTCAACGAGAAAATTTAGCATTTTTTTTAAGTTGAAAATAAAAATTAATTTTGTTGTAGAAAAAAGTAGACGGCTTTTATATAATAACTTCGAAAGGAACAACGGAACAGAAAGAAAATACCTCTATTGGCAAAATAACATATACACCTATAGTTATTTTTTTAAATGCAATTTAAAATAAATAACGCGCCGAAGGCGCAATGAGGTATATAGTATTAAAGGTATTACATATATAATTAATAAAGACATTAAATGTATTGACCAAGTATATACTTGTGTTAAAATATGGTTCAGCGATCATGAAACAATCTAAATACAAAATTATAAGCATATCTGGTAACGCCAGGTCTGGTAAAGATACACTTGGAAACAATATGGTTAAAATATTGGAGGAACAAGGTATAAAAGCTAAGACGGTATCTTTTGCGAATGAACTCAAATCATCTGTTGATGAGTTTTTAATATCTAAATTGGGTATTTCTGCATTTACCGAGAAGGATGAGGAAAAAAAGATAATCAGACCATTTCTTGTTTTTTGGGGAACCGAAGTTATGAGGTCTATTGATAAGTCTTGTTGGATCAATAAGCTTGAATCAAATTTATCAGATGACTGCGTTAACATAATTACGGATGCAAGGTTTGAAAATGAAATAAGCTGGGTTAAAGACAATGGCGGCCTTACTGTTTTTCTAAGCAGGGAGGGTGTGGAGCCAGCAAACCCCTATGAGGAAGAGGAAAACAAAAAGATAAAAGATGTTGTTGACCTAACATTTCACATCGGCAACTTTGAGGACGACAATATTATATACTTGACAAGCAACGAGATACTTGATAAACTCTTAACAGGAACAATATTTAAATCATGGAAAGCGACCTGTCACTCATAAACAAACTGAAAAACGAAAACGATGAATCATGTCTAAATGCGCTGATTGACAGGCACTCTGGAATATATGTTTACATTGTAGATCAGTTTACAAAAAGCAGGAACTGCCCAATAAGTAGAGATTTCATTTTACAGGACAAGGATTACATTATATATAAATCCGCAATAGAATACAAACCAGAAAAGAATAGCAAGTTCTCTACATTTTTAGCGAATCAAACAAAATGGAAATGCCTCAACGAGATTAATTCCTCAAACAAAAAGAAAGAAGTTGGGATCGAATCTATATACAATATGGAAAGCGGCGAATCTAATTCGTTTGAGTTACTCGTTATTAACGAAACATTTGATATTTTCTTCGATATGCTTAAAAAAGAAAAGGACAAAAGGATCAAAAAAATACTTGACATTAGATACAAAACAAGCAATACTAAGTTAGTTCCGTGGAGGCAAGTCTCCGATGCTTTAGGTTTAAGTATTCAAGGCTGCATCAATATTCACAATAAATTCATCGAAAAAGTAAAAACACAAATAAACAAAAACAATGTATAATACAATAGTAACAGCAGGATACCTGGTCTCTGATCCAGAAATGAGAGAAGTGGGTGGTTCGAAAGTGTGCAAAATGCGCATGTGCATCTCTGACAACAAGGCAAAAGATCCTTGTTTTATTGATGTAGAAGTTTGGGATCGTCAAGCCGAAGTGGCTAACGAATACCTTAAGAAAGGGAGAAGTATCATTCTAAATGGAGAGTTGAAGCAATCCTCTTGGGAAAAAGAGGGCAAGAAGTATAGCAAGAACTTCATTAGAGGAAACACATTTAAGTTTCTAAATACTGGAGGATCTAAAGATGACGACTCATCGAATTCTGCATCAGCTACTGCACCAAAATCTTCTGCAGTAGAAGAAGAAATCCCATTTTAATGAAACTTCTAGTAGAAGCCCCCTTGAATCCACTCAGCCTCGGCAATGTTAGTTATAACATTGTACGAGAGCTGGTTGGCAAGGGCCACGACATAGGTATATTCCCAATTGGGAAGGTAGATCTAAGCACCTTTGACGAAGATAAAAACCTCTTATCAAAAATTAAAGATGCTGTAGATAACAGATATGATTATCTATCTGATGATATTCCACAGTTAAAAATATGGCACATTAACGGATCAGAAGACAAAAAGAACAAAGATCAATATCTTTATAGTTTTTATGAATGTAACCAACCAACTGAAGTTGAGAAAAAAATCTGTAATCATCAGGCAACTTCCATCTTTAGTTCGTCATGCGCAGCTGAAATGTTAGACGCAAAATATGTACCGCTGGGGTTTGATCAAGACTTCAATGTTACAGAAAAAAAGTATCTTAACGATGTTGTTCACTTTGGATTAATGGGTAAGTTTGAGAAGAGAAAGCATACAGCAAATATCATCTCTACATGGGCTAAAAAATATGGAAACAATAATAAGTACCAGTTAACCTGTTGTGTTGGCAATCCATTCTTCAGCAACGAAGAAATGAATTCCCTTTTACATAACTGTTTGGGCGGTGAAAGTTATACTAATATAAATTTTCTTCCATTTTTACCTAAGAATAAAGATGTCAACGATTTTTTGAATTCTATAGATATAGACCTAACTGGTTTATCTGGGGCTGAGGGTTGGAATCTGCCAGCCTTTAATGCTACTTGTTTAGGCAAGTGGAGTATTGTGTTAAATGAAACATCACACAAAGACTGGGCTGACAAAAGTAATTCTATTATTGTAGAGTCTGATTCTGAGTTTCCTTGTTATGATCAAAAATTCTTTGTAGAAGGAAACTCTTTTAATCAAGGAACCTTTTATAACTGGACCGAGGATCAGGCAATTTCAGCCATGGAGGAAGCAGAAAAGAAGGTGGGACAAATAAACACAGAGGGACAAAAGTTAGCGGACAAATTTACCTATTCTAATACGGTTGATGGTATTTTATCCCTTATTTCCTAGGTTTTTCAATTGGCATGCAACCTGCAATATATAAAATATATGAGAACATTATTCGACGAATTATTTAGGGATCCTGTATTTGAACAAGATAAACAGCAAATTCAATTTATTAAAAGTAGTAACGATGTCTACACGACGGAGTTTGAATTAGCTGGCTTTTCAAAGAAGGATGTAAAAATTACTGCAACAAACGAACTTCTTAAAATAGAGGCTAAGAAAGGCGACAACGTCAAAACTTTCTCTGTAAAGTTAAACGAGCTTGTCTCGACATCAAAGATCCAATCCAAGATGTCAAATGGCTTACTCACGGTAACAATGCCAAAGAAGGAGCTTGAGTCTAAAGAGGTGTTTGAAATTGAAATTAATTAAACTTAAATAAACACAAACAAAAAACAACAGGGGTTAGTAGAAATACTGCCCCTGTTGTCGTATAATATAATATGCCAATATATATCTACAAGCACCCAGAAGAAGAAAAATATACAGAAGTTGTTCAGGGCATGAATGATGAGCACATCCACTTCGACTCAGACGGCCTCGAATGGAAGAGGATATTCACAATACCCAATGCATCTATAGATACCCATATTGACCCTCACAGCTCTAAAGAGTTTGTTGATAAAACTGGAGGCAAAAAAGGAACTTTTGGAGAAATGATGAATTATAGCAAAGAAATGAGCGAAAGAAGATCAGAGTCAAATGGTGGAATAGACCCAGTCAAAGAAAAGCATTTTGCTGATTACTCAAAAGCAAGAAGCGGAGCTAAACACCTCGACGAAATTAAATCGAAAGGCTACGAAAGCAAAAACGTTAAGGTTGATTACAGCGATTAAAACCAAACTGGCTTTTACCTACCACATCATCCAAAGCCAAAACTTTTTTCATGTTGTTTTAGTAGTTTTTTTAAAGCCTCTGTGCTGGTTTTGCCTTCTGCAGAATAAAACTTACCATCATAAGTTATACTGGCATTATAAAGTCCAGATTCCAAATTCTTTGTTATTTTAGGTTTTTGTTTCATTTAATTTGGTGTTGCGACAGGATAGTTATCCCAGTTAAACACAGTAACATTTGATGCTCCTAGTATGTTTTGTCCCGCCCCTAATGTCCAACCGTTAGCTACTGCGTCTTTGGCATACACCGTTGAGAAGTTGCCGCAATAAGTAAATGGCAGAGAATTAACGCTTGAAAAAGATGGAGCTAAATATGCAGTTGCAACAGTAGAACCAAAGAACGAGGCGCCAGCTAGGTTTGTTGCAGTATTGACAGCGACAACGTCAGTTATTTGCAAATAAGCAAAAGCAGAGCTAGATACTGTCACAGCATTATCTGGGAGCTCCAATACGGTATTTGGGATACCAAAACAATTACCAAAAGCATAAATGCCAATACTTGTGACACTGTCTGGAAGCACCAAAGGACTAGTAAAGTTGGTAGAACCAAAAGCATAATTCCCAATAGTTACGACACTACTTGGGATATCTAATGAACTAAGATAGCCAGTTCTTTGATAAAAAGCATAACTCCCGATACTTGTGCAGGATGTTCCGATCTCTAAACGGGTAGCTGGAAAAGGTGAAAACCTGTCCCAGTTTGCGGGTATAGGTCCAGGAATAGAATCTAAGAAGTTATCTCCAGCATCATAAATAATGGTGTCTGTTAAGGCAACCACAGCTGATACATTCCATGTAAATACCTCGTTAGTGCTTTCAATCGGTGAACCATCGTCTGTGACAGTAACCGTTGTGGTATATGGGCTGGATGCTTCTGCGCCAACACTTATTGTTCCTGAAATTAATCCAGTTGTGCTATTTATACTTAAACCTGTTGGCAAACCAGTCGAGGAATAGGTTAAGTTGTCGTTTTCTGGATCTGTAGCACTCACCTGAAGGGAAACAACATCTGATTCTTCATTAGTTTGATTTCCTATAGGGCTTAGTATCGGAGCTTGGTTTATTGGATTATTTGGTATTGGGTTAGGATAGTTATCCCAGTTAACAATAGTGGATCCTGAGCTTAACGATTGTGCGGATCTCCATGCAGTGTCGTAATTACTTCCAACCCCAAAGTATGTTGGGGAAACATAAATAACTTTATCGAATATACCAACACCAAATTGGTTGTCAAATGCACCAATTGAAGTAAACGCGGTAGATGGCACATCCAAATAAAGTTCGTCAAGAGGACAATTGAACGCAAACACATAGTCCCCAATACTCGTAACAGTATTTCCTATTACAACTGGTCCAAATAACGCAGTACAATAATAAAACGCATTACTTCCAATGTTAGTGATACTATTTGCAACTCCATCTCCTATAATTATGGGACCGTCAAGAGTATAATTACCACCTCCGAAAGCATAGTCTCCAATACTATTACAAGATGTACCAAACTCAACACGTACACCTGTAGACGCTCCATTTGCTCCTAATGAATAATAGTCGTTTGGTATGTCTCCATTAACTACACTTCCTGCTATTTGGTTTCCTGAAGAGTCATAAAGAGATGTATCTACTGGACCACCCGTAACAGGAACAGACACATTCCAAGTAAATACTTCATTAGAGCTTTCAATGGGAGAACCATCATCGGTTACGGTTACCGTAACTGTATAAGGGCTTGATGATTGAGATCCAACGCTTACAGTTCCAGATATAAGTCCTGTTGACGAGTTTATTGACAATCCAGCTGGTAATCCTGTAGCAGAATAAGATAAATTATTTCCTTCTGGGTCTGTAGCACTTACCTGTAATGAAATTACATCACCCTCATCATCGTTTTGAGTAGGTATAGTTGTTATGACTGGTGCTTGGTTAACGGTAGAAACAGTCCATGTGACTAATATTTGAGAACTCTCTATTGGAGATCCATCATCTGTAACTGTTATGGTAGTAATGTATGGACTTGAAGCTTCAGCTCCTACGCTTATAGTTCCAGATATCAATCCTGTCGATGAATTTATAGATAGTCCTGTCGGCAAACTTGATACAGAATAAGTCAATACTCCATTTTCTGGGTCTGTTGCATTAACCTGTAGTGAAACTACATCTTCTTCTGTGTTTGATTGGTTTGATATAGGCGTTATAACTGGAGGTTGATTAACGGCGACCGCAGAAACACCCCAACTAAATATTTCGTCAGTGCTTTTAACTGGAGATCCATCATCTTGGACAGTTACCGTAACAGTATACGGACTTGAAGTTTCAGCGCCAATAGTTATTGTTCCTGATATTAAACCTGTAGATGGATTTATAGAGAGACCAGCTGGTAAACCCGTGGCCGAATAAGAAAGATTATTACCGTCTGGATCTGTGGCGTTCACCTGTAAAGAAATTACATCTTCTTCATTGTTGGTCTGTGCAGGAATGTCTGTTATTATGGGAGGTTGATTCTCTGGAACACCACCTTCTATATTATATGTAACTCTAACTCTCATGTTATTTATTATACATTGCAAAAGAAAAAGAAGCAGAGTATTGCATATCATTATTCACATCTAAGGAATAGTTAAATGTCTCAAGCTTCAAATCATCAAAATTAAATTCACACTCCACAATTTGTTCACAGTCTAAAGCTTTTATAGTAAAATCGTAACTTGATTCATCCTTAAGCATTCCTGAAATAAACCCAGTTTCATAATTGGCTACAACAGAGTTTATAGTAACACTGCCCCTGACTGGATACTGGACTTTTCTATTGAAGACATAATCAGATCCTAATCCATAAAGATCAACCCTATCTAAACTGAAACTAAAATTAAAGTTTTGTAAAATCTGCTTTGACTGTAATAAACTTTGTCCTCCTACCTGAAGATCTTCTAAAAATAACTGTAAATCCCCTGGTTCTACTGTTTTAGGGTTAGCCAAGTCTACATCTATTCCTAAACCCAAGTAATTTTCCCTCTTGGTTAATAAACCAGTAAAATCTAAATCGCCTACGCCTATATTGTTTCCAGAAGATAAGTTTATAGATGGCATTTCTATATTACCAGTATAAAGTTCAGCCTTCATATTCGAACATTTATAGCTAGTAGAAACAGTGGGTAAATTACCAACTTCAAAAGAAATACCATAATCAGTCAAAAAACAATTACCAAATGATATTATTTCTCCGCTGTTAGGATTTGTTATTTCACTGGATGTTAAATATTCTATAGCGTCTGAACCCTGGTCTGGATGATTGTAAAAATAAAAGTTATTAGAAAACAACTCAACTCCAGAAACAAAAGACCCATCGAGACTTGACGGTAATAAATCTATGCTAGTGTAATCTGCGTTCAAACCTAAAATCTTTTCATTTTCCATGCTTGGAGAATAAAGATAATTAATAGATAAATCTATATCTGGATGTCTTGGTAGATCATCAACAGCATAATAACAAGATCCAACTTGTTTTTTTACTTCTCTGTTTCCAGGTATAGAAAAAGAACTAGATTGTACTCCACCAAATAGAATTGCCGTTTCATCAACAGTCTTAAAAGCTGGAGATGTACCAGCCAAAACTGCAGTATTGTTACTTTTTAAATTAACCCTATCCATTTTAACTGTCTTCGTAAATTATACCTAAGGGATCTTCTATGAAAGAAACTTGTATATTATGAGCATTAAACGACTTGAACTCATGGGTCCAGTCTTGACATATATAAACTTTAGGCCTGTTATATACAGATGGTATTAAATGCCTAAACCTCCTATAACCAGCTTTATTTTCTAAAAAATGTAATAATGAAAAAGCCTGCTTGGTAGGCAAATCTGTAAAATTATAAGATATAGGTACTAGTGCTGTGTTCTTTTTGACCGTTTGTCTTTTTATATACCTTTCTCCAAACTTTACGGTATCAAATGTAACCTCGTTCTGCAGTCCAGCGTCTGGACACCAGAAAAAATCAGTATCGCTCCCCCAAGCAGAATTGACTCCAGTTGGAGAATTTTCTGGAGAAGAAACATGGTCGCCAGTGCAGTAATAAAAATTATTAAGCTTGTTTTGGTTTACTCCAGTATAAACTATATCAAATGTTTCATAACTTTTAGAACCAGACCACTTTTCTAATTCGTAATTAAGAAAACTTGTACCACTCCAGTTCAGTATGTTCGGCGCGTCAGAAACCTGTATTGAAGCTGCAACTTCTATATCGTCTAAGCTTTTGTGATTTATTGCATATGCGTCGCAGTAACCAAAGTTGTTTTTGTAAATGTCTCCATCTACAGAAAAGGATATAGTATTTGTTCCACTTGATTGCTCAAACGTGTTTGCTAATTCCCTAGCACCAGATTCACTTGTTTTATATAAAAGATTAAATGAAGCCTTTAAACTATTAATACCAAGCGGTATAACATATAAATGATTATCATGGACATCTAATTTTAAATTTGTGGCAGTAAAATTAACAGTTGAACCGTAGTCAGGTTTTTTGCCTGTAAGGTCTACTGTAGAAACACCAGAAAAGTTGGCTACTCTATTATAAAAATATTCTTCAGACATTAAATATGACCCTTATAGTTTAGTGTTAATGTTGCCCCTCCTTCGGAAGATACCGACAAGTTCTCGGAAATTAAACTTGCGTTAGGAACCGTTAAAGTTTGTATTGGCAACCCGTTTCTACCGTTTATAGATAGTGATACATTTTTGTTTTCTCTTTCTTCCAAAAAGGAAAACCCGTCCTGTAGAAAAGCGTCATCCACATCTATTGTTATATCAGCTAAATATTCCATAGGTGAAAATCTTTCTACTGCAGAAGGAACATTAGAACCTATTGTATAATAATATTTTCTTCTTGGTTTTAAAGAGTAATTAAAGCTTGTTATTCTGTTTGTCGCAGACTGCTCGCAAGTAGCAACAATAGACCCCTGAGAGGGGATATCTATCGGAGGGTGTTGCAGCGGTAAAAGATTATTGCTTGTGTCTAGGTCTATTGACATCTCATCAAGCACATCTAATGTTACAGAAACTCTAGGTGCAGCACCTACGGCACAATTAACCGCATAACTAGACAAATAGGAAGAGGCAAAACCGTAGTGAGAATTTTCGTAATACACATCACCAGAAATAGGTAATACACCAGTATAATCTAAAACAGGGTCTTCATAAGTAAGATACCTAGAAAAACTAACGGACTGAGACTGCTTTGAATCCACAGAGGTTAAGCCTCTTCTAGTTCCAAGTGGAAATATATTTGAAGCTGTGCTTGAGTTTACAACAGAAAGAGATTCTACCCCAGACAACTCATAGCCGCCCAAGAAGAATCTAACTTCGTCATTTAATTTTAAATCAAACATTATATCCTTCTAAGTGTTCCTCCAAGTCTTTTTTCTTCATTGATAACCTGAAGAACCTGATCCTTGATTTTTCTTGCAAGCTCTTGGTCTTTTTTACTTGTTCCATCAGAGGACTCTTCGGATTCTCCACTAGACGCACCTGATGACGTAGAATTAACCGTAATGCTGATATCTCCAGACCCTCCACCAGACTCTTTATTGATGTCTATAAGTTCTTGAATTTTGTCCAAAAGTTCTTCTGAATTTTCTGTTTGTGCTTCCTGGAATCCAGCATTTAGGTTTTCAAGATTTCCTTGCCCAATTCTTTGTGTTGCTGCAGAGTTCATTACAAACTCTCCTCCAGAGAGCATCGTAGGAACGTTATCAATACCAGCGGTAGATGGAACGTAACCTCCAGTAGCCCGACTTATAGTTATCTCCTTAGCATTATTCCTAGCCTCTCTACTAAGAGCACTGCTAGAGAACGATGCATTTTCACCAAGAGAGGTAGAAAGCAATCTGTTATTAATAACCTCTTTAGCTAACGGGCTATTAGGGTTATTAGCTATATACTGATCAGCAATTTTACTAGTTGGGTTTTTTTCGAAGAACGATGATAAGTTTGTAGTTGTGAGGTTTCCTTTTTCACTGAATATATTAACAAGACCACCAAAGTTCCCATCAAGACCTTTTATTTCCCCTCCAGTGAATACACCCTTAAGTCCAGAGCCTATAGATTTTAAAAGATTGCCAGCGCCGCCGCCCTGTACCCTTGTTTCTGCAAACTTGTTTTGGAATCCAGCTGTAGCCGACTGTGCTATAGCACCGAATACAGTACTAACAACAGCGCCGATGATTGCGTTTTTAAACGCATCTTTTCTTTCTTTTTTCCTCTGTTTTTCTTCCAGCTTAAGCCTTGTTCTTTCACTATTTTCTTTTGTGAAAGCGTCGAAAGCTTGACCTTTTGATTCCTGAGTCAATCTTTGTAACGGTGCCCCTCTAGATCTTCCAAAGTTTGTTAGCCTTACGCTTTCAGGCTCTAGGTCTATTGAAGCTGCTCCTCCACCTCTTGCACTGCTAAATCTTTTAGTATCACTTAAACCCTGTGTAAAACCTTGACCAGCAAAAGCAATCAAATCATCAGCTCCTTTTATGGCTCCTCCTCCACGTATACCAGGGCCGAAGAACCCGCCTTGCCCAGTTTGTACAGCCAATTTACCGCTTTCAAGAGGATTGCCATAAGCGCTTGAAGACTCAAATCTATTTCTAGTGTTGGCTTCAAATGGTCTCCCATATATATCTGCAAAGTTTCCACCGACAAGACCTCCTGAGGCAAATTTTTCTATCTTTCCTCCGTTGATCTGATCCATGAAAGATGGTCCATATTTTTCTACAGCACTTTTTCTGACTACGTATTCTCCACCCATTAAGAGAGCAGGAACATCGTCCTTTGTGCCAGAACCTCCATTAATCATTCCACCAGAAGCACGTTTTTTTATGCTCCCCGTAACAATTCCTATTGCATCGGCAATACCACCAAAAGCATTATCTAATTGCGTTCTTGCAATTTTGTTTAAGAATTCAGTGGCTGCACCTAAAAGTATGTCCTTTAGATCGCCCCCTCTTTGTGTGGCTTCTAAAATTCCGTCAATTAAAGTATCCTTGAATTGAACAGCACCATCAATAAGTGTGTTCCTTATGTTTAAGGACGCCTGAGTGCCGTCTACAGCCAGAGCCTTAACAAGTCCTTGTCCAAGTGTGTCGGGCTCTGCTAGCAGGGTTTTTATCCTCTTGACGGCAGCTTCAATTTCATCTGGTGTCGAAGATTTATTTATAGTTGACCTTATCTTTAATATTTGCAGATTAATATTATATTCTTCCTCTGCTTGTATTCTTTGGGCTGTACTTGTAGCCTCTATTAAGGTTAATTTTTTCTCAAGCAATAATTGAGATTCATTCGCTTCTGCTACACTACCACTAGACTGAAGTACCGACTCTCTTCTAGCTCCAATCAAACCTGAAAGTATTTGACTTGGGTCTGTACTGGTTTTTGCTTGAAAAAGAGCCTGCTGTCTTCTTGGTTCAGAATTAGCAATCTCCTTTAACAAAAGATTACCAAATATTGTAAGGCCACCAGAAGCGTCTCTTATCGCTAATTCAAAATCGTTAAGAGCTATTCTTTCAAGCTTTTCAAGACCCGCTCTTTTTGCTTCGTAATCTTTTAAAGAGGATGTAAAACTGTCTATACCTGTAGCGCCGCTACCAGTTTCTTTTTTAGCAGCTGCAAGATCCTCCTTCAAACCAGTTAGACCTGCCTTAACCGATTTTTCTAATGTTTTGTCAAAAACAACAGTTGCATTTGATGCTCTTATCTTTATAAAAGCTTGAATAGTGGATTCTAGTTCGTTATTTGCTTTTATTAATTTTATTTGTTCATCGGTTTCTTTACCAGGACCAAACTCTCCCGACAACCTACCCAATTCATCTCTTTTAGATAATGTATCACTTTGAATTTTTGATAATTTTTCCCGCAACTCAGACAGAGTCAAAGATCCAAAAGAGTTTTCATTGGCGGCTGCAGCTGGATCGGAAGCCTGAAGATTTAATTTAGCAGCTTGTAATTGTATATCTGCAGCATCTCTATTCTTATTGCTTATGTTTTGATTTAGCCTTATATTTTGTAACAAAGATTCCTTAGCTTCTATTTTTGCTTGTATGGCATCTGTTTTCTCTTGCTTTCTTTCTGTGTTTAAGTCTGTAACAAGTTTATCGGCAGCTTGCTTAAAACTACCTAATGATCCTCCTTCTCCTTGAAGGCTTTCTCTTAAGCTTCCTTGTGTGGCTCTATCTACGTTAACACCCTGATCCTTCAATGTGTTTATGACATCTTTTAGTAAGGTTTCCTGTGCCAATCCTCGCTGTCTTTCAAAGTCGTTACGTGTAAAGTTTTTGTTTACATTGTTTATTGCTTTTTCTTGGGCGAATGCTTGTCCTTCGCTCTGTATAGATCCACCTTTTAGCTTTATGTTGCTTATATCCAGATCCCTCTGAATTTCGGCGCTAGTTCGCTGTCTACTTAATTCCTCTCCTTTTAGATCCAGTATCCTCTGGGTAATAGTTTCTCTATTTTTTTCTTCTTGGACAGCAAGCTTAATCAGTTTTAAGTTTTCTTTTTGTATATTTATTTCCGCGTTCTGTGCATTTATTTCTGCGCTTCTTATTTTAAAACTTTCCTTGGCTAATTTAATGATATCTTCTAGATTGCCTTTTACTAAGCCAGAATTTTCAAGTTCACTTCTTAATTGATTCTCATCAAATGTTCCAGTTTCTTGAACCTGAAATCTAGCCGATGCCAAAGCATCATCTCTTCGCTTTATGTCTGAATCCTTAATAAGTTTACCTCCAGGCAGAGCACTTACTTGAAGCTCTTTATTCTGAGTTACAGACGCATCAAAAACATCTAAAAGCTCTATTCTTTTTTTCTTTTCTTGATCTATGGATCTCAGTTGTCTTTCGCTTGAAGACTTTGTTAAGTCAGAAGTTTGTTTTAGAGAATTTTGAAGTTTCAATTGAAATTCAAGCTCACTAGTAGTTCCAATCAATGCTTTTGAAGCAGAAAGAAACGCACTTCTTCTTAAATCGTCTATAGCTTTAAGGGTTGATATTTTTCTTATTTCTATTTGTTCTGTCTCTTCGGCAACCTTGGCTTCCTTCAAAAGAAGGTCGACTAAACTCTCTCTAATTTTTTCTTGTTCAATTAATTCTTGTTTAATCCTTGTTCTTGATTCTGGTCGTTTTTCTGACTTAAGTTGAGCTTTTTTCTCCGATATAGCATCTGTAACTTTGCCAAACTGCCCCTGCTTATCTTGTGGTAACTTCGAAAGTTGTTGGTTTATTAACCGCTCTAAACTTCCTGGGTCATCAGCAAGAGTCGATCTTTGAAATTCTGAAAATGTAGCAATAATACCGTTAACGGTGTCTGAAGTTTCAGCCGTAGGTGATATTCTGCTTATTTCCCTCTCTATTGAGTTAACTAAAACCTGATCCTTACCTGCTTGATCAGTACCTGTGTTTTCATCTGCAACTCCCCTCCTTATCTCGTCTGCTCTTCTGTTTTTGCCAGCAAAAATATTTTTACCAAATTCTTTATTAGTAAGTATCTTTGAAAGATCTGTTTTCGATTCTTTTGCTCTTTTTTTTGCTTCTCTTTCTTGGGGAGAATCAATTCCAGGTATAAGGCCCGCAAACTCAAGTAATTTATCTTTAAAGTAATCTAGAGCATTTCCAAGTGGTTTAAATTTATTAGCAAGCGATTTTATGATTGGTGATAAAATCTGGAACGCAATAACAGCCTGTCCTACTCCAGGAATTAATCTAGGAAGAAGCTTTGCAAAAAAGCCAAACCCCTTACCTAAACCAGGCAGAACCTTACCGAGAACTCCAAAAATTTTACCAATTTTTCCGTCCTCCCCAAGTCCAAGCGATGGCGTCTTTTCTGGTATAAATCCCTGACCCCTACCCAATTTAACACCAAAACCCTGTAAAAGTAAAAGAGTAGTAACAGCCTTTGAGGCTCCCGCCGCTAGTTCAGACATTGTTTTGGATGCTCCTGTGGCTTCCTCACCGACACTACTAAAAGCTCCCTGCAAAACAAACGCTGCAGTACTTAATGCAAAAAGTCTACCAGAAGCGTCACTCGCAGCTTCACCATTATCACTATTTCCTCCGTTTGAGTTATTGCTGTTTTTGTTGGCTTTGCGAGCGCTATCTGCCATGAAAGTCCCCACAAAGTTAGGAACAAAACCTCTAGCCGCAGTTTGAGGTATTCTTCCAGTAGGTTCATCTCTTGTATTAGTAACAGCAACACCATTTGGGTTTTGGCTGCTTCTTAATTTGCCGCTTTGATTTATTCTAATTTGATTGACAGGAACTCCAGCATCTTTTTCGCGTTGAATAGCGTCATCGATAGGACTCATTGCAAAGTTAGGGATGTAGCCAGTAGATGCTTTTTTGGCGACCGATTTTAACCTTCTTTTAGCTAAACTTTTTATGTATGAAGATTCTTCTCCATCCCTTAAAGCTTTACCTACTACACTACCAACAGTAGTAGTGGAGGCTGTTCTTTTGGCGTCTGCCTTTTTTAATGCATTACTAAAACCAAAAGCCTTTTTTAGCTCGCTTGAAGCAGATCCAGTTTCTTCGAAATCAAAAGGAGAGGTTTCTGAGTCTCCGATTGAAGGCAAGCCAGAAATCCCCTTTGTTATTAAATCAACGGCAGACTCAAATATTCCTCCTTCGGCACCTTTAGAAAATAATTTCTTATTATTCTTTGTGTCTATAAGTTTTGTGGCATCATTAAGATCGTTACCTTTGAATAGCCCAGAACTACCCAGCAAGTCCTTGCCGTAAGATGCTAGTGGTTGTAAAAAATAATCAAAAAGCCTATTTCTGTTTTTTTCTACAGCATTTTGTAACTCGTTCTCTTGTAAAGATTTTACCTGAACCTTTCTAAAACTTATTGTGTTATAACCTTGCTCAATCAAAGCCTTAGCTGTCGGAGAAGATAAAGATGAAGAGGATGCAAAAGAGGATAAAGGTTTTGGGGCTATATCGAATGGTGTTTCGTTACCAGCTTTAAGGTCGGTACCTATAGAAGCTATTCCATATCTTCTGCCGTTAACAGATAAATCTAATTGACCTGCTGCTTTTTTCTTTGGGTCTTTAGCTAAAATAGCTGCAGCTCTTGGGTCTTTTGGGTTTTTGTCTATAAAATTTCTAGCCGAATCTTTTAGTACACCCTTTGAATAAAAATCAGAAGGGGTGCTTCTGTTTTCAATCCTATCTAAACTATACGAATTTCCAAAAGCAAAGTTTGGTATAAACCCTCCAGCCGCGTTTATCTTCTTTGCTCCACTTGGTAAGCCCATTGACTTAACCATGTCTTGGTTAAATATAGCAGATCCACCACCAGCAAAGTTAGGAACTATATATTCACTACTATTAGCGACCATTGTTCCTTTTTGTCCTCCGCCAAATGCGAAGTTAGGAATAACAACTGGTTTAGCTGAAGAAGGAGCTCCTCCTACACCTCTTGAAATATCACTCTTCTCGGCTCCTACTGGTAAAAATCCACCAGCACTCCGCCCAACCCTAGACTTACCAGCTCCAACACCAGCAATTATCCCAGGAGCAACCCTAGCTGATATTTGTTGCAGTTCTTGTAGAAGAGTTCTTTGCCCTAATAGAGATTTTGTAAAAAGCTCCGACTGCAGTAATCTTTTCTGTTCAACGGTTATAGATGAGTTCTCTATAGCTAAAATTTGTTTCCTTACAGCTTCATTGTTAAGGAGTACCTGAAATGTTTTTTGCTCTACGGACTTAAGTCTTTCTGCTGCGTTGCCAAGACCCAAAAATGTTTTGAGGGAATCTATGCCAAACTTAATCAAGTCTTTTGATAACTTTCCTATAATTACCAACACCAAACCAATAGCTGGTAGTATTAAACCACTAACACCCTTAACAAAACCTCTTGCAAAAGTAGAACCTAGCCCATCCCCTTGTAACAAGTCTGTTATATTTGAGATAAGACTCTGTACAGAACTCAAAAGAGTGCCAAATACATCTGTAATACCTAGTTCACCAAGAGTATTAGCCAACTCTTTTACAGTCAAAGATGTTGACTGTATAGCTGCAGACAACGTCTGATTCAAAGCGATGTTCTTTCTGTAAGCCTCATCCGTAGCGTTGGCAAAAGCTTCAGTGGCCTGAATAGCAACTGAGTTTTCAGAGCTGTAATCTTGAAGTGCAGCAAGTAACGGCGCTATCTGGAATCCTCCACCAATCTTCTCAGTTATTGATCTAACCTGTACATCATCTAAACTAGATAATTGTTGAGCTAACCCCTCTATGAGTTTTGTTGCTGGAAGTATATTACCCTGTAAGTCAGTAATTTGAACACCTACAGATTCAAGTAAGTTTAGGTTTTCGGATCTTCCAATCCTTGTAAAAATTGTTTTAAATGAGTTTCCAATAACAGCTCCACCACGGGCGGTTTTTTGCTGGACGGCAGTAATAATACCTCCAAGCTCATCTAGGCTTACTCCAGCCTGTTGAGCAACAGAAGCCGAACGCTTGAATCCTTCAAACAAATCCCTTTCAGATACAGCAAATTTGTTTGCTGCGGCACTAACCTTGTTGAGTATCTCTGATGTTGTTAATCCAGAGGCAGAAAATCCGTTAACAGCAGCAGTCAAACTTCCAACTGCCTCGGCTGCACCTACACCAGACAAACGAGCAAGAATCAAGGAGTCGTTCAGTCTCTTCGTTACCTCAGAAGCAGACAAACCCTGTCTAGACAATTCAAGTGCGGCCTCTGCCACAGTATCGAATGTTTGTTCTGTGTTTCTAGCTATGTCAAAAATTTGGCCTTTTAGTTTCTCTAGGCCTGAGACATTGGTATTTAGAATGGCGTTAATTGAAGCCAATTTTTGTTCAACTTCAATTGTTGTTGATACTAATGCTTTAAAACTTTGCGTTACCGCAGAAAGGATACCAACAGAAGCTCCGAAAGCAATAACGCGAGCGTTAGCTGCCTCCATTGACTTTGTAAACTCGTCGGCTTTTCCCGTAATCCTACCGAGAGGCTGAGATAAGCTTTCAATGTTCTTCTTTCCACTACCAAAATCTATTTTTAAATTTTTGCTAGCTTTTTTAGCTAATGATTGGACCTGCCTTTCAAGCTGCCTAACATTTTCTAATTCTCCTCTTAATGGTAATGGTACTGATTCTGGCATGGGTGAAACCTTTTATCCTTGGTTCTAATTACACCAAAATTTAATTATTGTCCCGCCAAATTGATCATTTGTTCCATGGTCAGCTTGCCGCCAGCCTTTTTAATTTCTTTAGATAGAGACACCCCACCATTATCCTTGTTAAGGTTTTCAACATCTTCTTTTGTACCTCCAAATATAGTAGAACCAGCTGCATCATCCTTGATAAATTTATCCTTAGCCGTACCTCCATTTCTTTTGCCGTCTGCAAAAGCCAATAACTTTTCTGGATTATCTTTTATGTTGTCTGGTATATCCTCTACATGCTGGAATATGCTTTGGAATATACGACCGAATACAACCATTTTCAATTGATAAACTGACAGATATATTAACGGCTTGCCAAAAAAATCTCTAGCGTTATCACAAAAAGATAAATACAAACCAAAAAACGGCCTTAAAACAACTTCTTGTATAGTCTTTTCGACCATCAGATTAGAAACATTTAATTGGATTTTTTTTAGCTTAAGAAGGTCGTCATCATCCATATCATCGAATTCTTTTTCGGTGAATGCTTGATTTGTTAAGTCCTTGGAATTATAAACAAAGTACCTAATCATCTCCGTAGACGACATATTGGATGCATAATCCTCTGCAGTTTTACCTACCAGCTCCTTTCTCTTATAGAGTAGCGTATAGTATTCAGATTCTTTTTCTAATATTGTTTTTTGAGTATCGTCTTTTTGAGACTGAAGAAAGAAACTTTCTTTTGTTTTTCTTAGGTTTTCCAGTTCTTTCCCTAAGTTATCTATCTTGAGATCGTCGTCTTCAGTCCACAGTCCATCTTCTTTTATCCTAGATAGTATATCCTCTTCAGACTCCACACCCTTGCTCAAAGCCTTCTCCTTATACTTCTCGTAGTATAAATGGAGATTTCTTTGGTCTTTTATAGTAAGGTGTTTTAGGTATAGAGCTCGACCGTTAAAATCGAACTCGGTATACCCGTCAAATATTTCACCCGCTAAAGATATGTAAAATTCTTCATTCACTAAGCGGTCGCATCCTCAAGGTCGCCGTTAAACTCACCAGAATCAACTTTATCGATAAGCTCCTCAAACTCGTCCTGCGTAGAAGCCTGATTGAAATACCAAAATGCTACAACAGTTGTAACCTTCTTGATTAAATCCCAATAAAAATTATCGTCAGCTTCCTCGAGATCGTAATAAGACTTCGTTTTTTCTTCGAAATCAGCACCTTCAAAGTATTCTACGAACTTGTCTTTTTCTTCGTCATAAACATAAGTAAGTTGCAAACAATACCACAAAAGTATTTTATTTTGAGCTCTTGAATCTGCTGTGTGATCAAAAAGAGATTGGAAGTTTGATTCGAAATCGATGATTGCTGTTCTGTTCACAGCGATCTCACCCTTAACTTTTTCAAACCTAGACTCTTGAGCCTCAGTTCTCTTCTTGGCTGTATCCAATCTAACATACTCGTTCTGAAGATCTAGAGCAGATTTATAAAGCTCTGCATAATTATCTGAGTCTTCTTTACTGAAGACACCACCAGTATCACTATACTTTTTACCAAGCATAGCCTTAGTAAGGATACCGCTTTTGATGCACTTACTCATTTCAATAGAGTAAACCAACTCAGCCTCTTCTAGCTCTCTTCTGCTAGGTCTTTTGATTTGAACCTGGATAGGCTCTTTGATCTTCTTCTTTCTTTTAGTAATTGTTTCCTCACCAGTTTTTTTATTTTTTCTGGTTGATTCTACTGTCTTTTCTGTTTCCTTATCTAAGGTAAACTGATATAATGTTTTGTTTTCCATATTCCTTTATTTAAATTTAAATGTTACTTGATAGTTTTCGAGCTCGCTTTCAACATTTCTAATAGACTCATTACCAAAATCCAGAATCCTTTTCCTTATCCATGATATTTTTTCTGGAGTGAAGTGATTTGCGGTGTCTATTACTGAATGATATTTCTTAGGTATATTATCGTAAAGCTTTTTATAATGGAAATCATGATCTTGTTTCATGTCCTCCAGCAGTATCAATAACATCTTAAAAAGATTAGAAATCTCCTTATTAGAAGCATCATTTAGAATTTTTTTAGCGTTCATACCGTTAACCTCGTATAATAATACGAAAAAAAGTGTAATTTTCAACATGGCAGGGTTCTTATCTTCATCACAAATAGAAAACATAGACTTTTTATATAATAAATTGCATGATACGTTTTCTCAAACAATTACCGTTTATAAGAACGGCAAAAAAACACTTATAGCTCACGACCCCAAATACAACTCTATATATAGTAGAAACAACTTAGGGAAAAGAGACAGTGTAGAGTATACAACTTTATCCGAAACCTTTGACGCTAGAATATATTATATTAAAACGGAAGAGGGGCTACTAAATAACGAAAAAAGCCAAACAAAGATTATTCTTGCGGAGGGCTCTGTTAAGGTTATAGTAAAAAAAGAGGGTTACGACTATATAAAAGAAGCCAGAAGAGTGGAGTTCGACGGAAAAAGGTTTTCAATACATACAGACGGTAAGCCTTACGGGTTAACTGGAAACCTATTTTATACCTTCTACTTCTCACCTATTGACGAGTCTACAGACTAATGATTAAAATACCAAAAAGCGTACTTAAAAAAATAGAGAGAAAGTCTCAAAAATCTTTAAAAAAAGATTACAAAAAGGCTTTCAAGAAGGCGTTTGACGAAACAAAGAAAGAAATGATAAAAGAGTTTCTAAGTCATCCAGTTACAATCGAAATACTTTCTGGACCAGGAGGCTCTAATATAAGCGGTACGCTAGCAGGTAAATCTAACCTATTCGCATTTATAGGTTTCAACACTTCTGAGCAACCCATAGATCCCATTTTGCAAATACTAGAAAACATATCTTACTCAGATAACGGAGAATCTACAAAGGGCAGAAAATTCAACGTATCCTTTCCCACCTCTCAAGATATATTCAACGCAACCCCAATGCCGTGGGCTTCTGGTAGAAGTTGGTCTAAAGGTATAGAGTCTGGAATATCTGGTCTTGGTTATTTATTAAATAAATCAACTTCTTCAAGTAGATCTGGTGTAGCTATACAGGCAGACAAAAAAGTCAGAACAGCAAGATTTAAAAGGGTTCCTTATATATCCTCTCTACTTAAAAAGTACAAGAAAAAGTTTAAAAATATAAAATGATCGAACAATACCATCATAAACTAACCAACTCTTTTCTTCTTTGGTTTGACAACTACTTGCTAGAAAAAGGTGAGGCTTACACCAACAAAACTGGAGTTAGTCTTCAAAACTATAAAGACGACAGGTCTGATTCTAGTTACGAAGTTTACGGAAGCCCTTTTAAACAATGGGTCATAGATTCGTCCATAAATGGCGCGACGATACCAAACGGTATAACTGTAGGAAACACCCCAACTGCACAATACAACCCAACAACACAAAGCAGAGATGGTTATGCTATAGATTTTGATAATGGCAGGGTTCTTGTAGAGGGTTCTGACAGCAATCTAAATATAACTTGTGATTTCGCAGTTAAAGATTTTAATGTTTATTTTACAAACGAAACAGAAGAAGACTTGATAGTTGAAAATAAATACGAAATCAACTCAAGAATATTTTCAGAACCAGAATCCTACATACAGCCTTACGACCAAGTAATACCTGCTGTTTTTATAAATACAGCAACATCACAAAATAAAGGCTTTGCTTTCGGAGGTATGGAAGAAACCACGGTAACAATAACTGCCTCGGTATTATCTGAAGATAGCTATCAGCTTGATGGCGTTCTTTCAATCTTTAACGACTCAAGAAATGAATGTTTTTCATTAATACCAATGTCAGAGCACCCGTTTAATGAATTTAACGATTTGAAAAGCGGCGTTTATAACTATAAAGATCTATCAGAACAGCACGGTAAGTGTAATGGTATGTATATCAATGATGTTAACACATCTAAGCTCACGGATAGAGCAAGAAAATCCTTATCTAATGATATATTTGTAGGTTTTATAGACTTTGAACTTAAACAACATAGATTTAGACATCAATAAATTTCACAAACCCCCAAAACAACTGTAATCATTTTAAATAATAATCGCTATGGCAATAAATAACAGAAATAGAGTAATCTACCAATCAGAAGCGCTTTTTGCTAGTAAAGAGTACAACTCAACAAGTCTTTCTGACCACGCACAGGTCCAGAGAGTTCAGAGTGCAAACTATGGTTTTACTATCAACAGGCAGGATGTCAACCAGTTTGGAAACCTCGCCAGAATCGACTCTTTGATTCTTGAAGCTCCAACAGTAAACGTTGACTTAACATACTACCCAACAAACGGATTTAACGAAAGACTTTTAGGTTTCCACGTTGAGAACGCAAACAACCCAACTACGGGTCAGTTTCCTTCTGGTCACATGGTTTCAAACTCAGGTCAAAACCTTTTCATTCTAACTACCCCAGAAGGTAGAGACGCAAACCTTAACAGACAAGAGAACGAGACAGACAACACGTTTATCTGTATTGGAAATGCATTCCTCAGTGATTATTCACTCGATCTTTCCGTTGGTTCACTACCAACTGCTTCTGTAAGTTTTGAAGCTTCAAACATCTCTACTGACGCATCAGTTAGCGGAGACCTTGCTAGCAAATCATTCACAGGAATCGAAAGCCCAGGAATCAACCCAACATTGGGAACAGCGCTTGGCACTTCATTATCTATTCCTTTTGCAACAGGAAACTCCTTTAGCGGTGACTATGTTGCTGATGACAGAGATAAGGTAACAGCCCTTAGACCTGGAGACATTCAAATCGATCTTTCCGACTTCAGTGGCAACACCCTTTCATCTCTTGTTGGAGATAACGGAATCCACGTTCAGAGCGCGGCACTATCTGTCCCTCTTTCAAGGACACCAATCGAAAGACTTGGTTCTAAGTTCCCATTCGCAAGAACTGTTGATTTCCCAATTAACGCAACACTAAACGTTAGCGCTGTAGTTAACACAGTTGAAGCACAAAACCTTGCTGATCTAATTAGTGGTTGTGAGCAGTCACTTAACTCTGTAACACTGACTCTCCTTGAGTGTGACCAGACACCAGCTATGAAGATTAAACTTCTTGGTTGTACCCTTGATTCTGAGAACTTCTCATCAAGCATCGGGTCAAATAAGAGTGTAGACCTTACCTTCTCTACTCAACTTGGAGGCGTTAAAGATAAAACCAAGGGTGTATTCTTCAGCGGCAGTAACGACACAAAACTTCCTTGGGAGTAAAACAAAAATCATAACAATATAACATCTTTTTAATATGGCAACATCAAGAAACAGAGTAATCTATCAATCAGAATCCCTCTTTGTAAGTAAGGATATAACTTCTACAGGAGCTTCAGAACATCATGAGCTCATCAGAGTCCAAAGTGCAAACTACGGTTTCACTATTAACAGGGAAGACGTAAACCAATATGGAAACCTAGCAAGAATCGATTCCCTTGTTCTTGAGTCTCCAACAGTAAACTTCGACTTCAGTTACTACCTTTCAAATGGTATTAACGAGCAGGCTATGGGTTTCAGTATTTCTGAAACATCACAGTTTCCAAGTGGTCAACTAGAGTCATCAAGTGGCAAAAACTTCTACATGGTAACTTCTGATGAAGGCGCAGATTCTACAACACTTGAAATTGGTGACGATTGCAGTGTTATCGGACTAGGAAACGCTTTCCTCAGTGATTACACTGTAGAGCTCGCTGTAGGGTCAATCCCAACAGTATCAGCAAGTTACGAGTGCTCTAACATTAACTCAATCAACGCTACGGTTGGCGACGACATTATTGTCGGCGAATCTGCAGCAATCAACCCAGAGAGCGGCACTAAACTTACAACTGATCCAATTGTTTTACCAACTCCATCTGATGTAGGCGACGTTCTTATTGCTCCTACTGCCCTAAGACCTGGAGACATCACACTCGTATTCCCAGGGTTTTCCGATGCAGGTGATAAGGCAAACCTTTCAGCTGTTAGCGGCGACAATGCGTTCCACATCCAGTCAGCATCTCTTTCTGTTCCTCTTTCTAGAACAGCCATTGAGAGACTCGGATCTAAGTTCCCATTTGCAAGGGTTGTTGACTTCCCTGTCAACGCAAGCCTAAGTGTTAGTGCTGTACTCAACAACGTAGAAGCTGGAAACCTAGCTGACTTCATTGCTGGTTGCACACCTAACAACACAAGATCTGTTGAGATTCTTCTTAAGGACTGCAACAAAGATCCTCAAATGAAATGGACTCTTAAGGGTGCAACTCTAGACTCAGAGAGCTTTAGTTCTAGTATTGGGTCGAACAAGACGGTTGATTTGACCTTTGGAGTACAACTCGGCGGTATCGACGATGTAAACCAAGGAATCATCTGTAGTGGAGCTAATATAAACCCACCATTCCCAGTTTAATATAACATTCAAAATAAAAGCCCCGCCTAGTTTTGCTAGAGCGGGGTTTTTTTTGTTTAACTTAAAGCTTGTGATATTTTATTCAGCCTCTATACCACCTACTTGTCTAGGTTCAGATTGATACATGTTGTACCTATGGATCAAATCATCCATGTTCTGCTTGGCGTCATTAGCCAAACCTCTTAATACTTTAGTAACTTCGTTTTTGTTTGTGAAGGTAACCCTACTTTCTCCATCGCTAATAGATGTTATGTCTCCCGACGAAGACTCCGAACAACTACCCGTAACGCCTCTAGAAGCCATCCTGGCGCGTTTGGAGTAGTAATGGTACAGATATAGCTCTCTATACACTGCGGACTCTTCTATGCCTAATTCTGCGTCTTCCAGACAATAGTTAGTATTTATCAATATATTTAACTGGCCAAGATTCTCCTCTAACCAGGCCTGTATTGATTGCGTCGTATTCTCATCGAAATCGCCATCGAATTCTTGAGACATGATTGTATCTGCCAGATCTGATAAAACACTCATTGATTTATATAATACTATTAAATATCTCCAAGAATAGCAATGGTCTTTGCATGCTGTGGATTATTAGGATCTAATTGAATAGAGCTTTGGGGTGAAGGCATGATGTTCTTCATGTTGTTTCTATTAGCTGCCATGAACTCTTTTTTGAGGATGTTCTTAAGAACACTTTTTTCATGGAACGGGTTAATTCCTACCTTAGCTGCTAGGTTTTTCATGTCAGCCATATTCATACCCTTAAGGTTTCTTTCGAAAACTTCAATTTCGTTTGTCCCAAATGGGTTTATGGTATCTACTCCAAGAATGCCCTCAAGCTCTGCCATTTTATCAGTAAACTCTGAAGAGCTAACATCTCCCGAAGCCTTCATATCATTTATCTCTTTAATAAGATCTTTTTTTGGCGGCTTTGCTTCTTTATCTTCCTTAGTTACTCCTTCGGACGACTCAATCACTTTAGACTTTTTAGCCTTCTTTTTTGATTTCGCTTTTTTAGACTTGCTCTTATTTGCAGATTCGATAGAATCTTCAGGGTTTTTAACTCCATAAGATACGTCCATTTCGTTTGATTTTTCTTCTTCCATATTTTATAATAGGTTTGTTATTGAATATTTACACAAAAAAAGGCCACTCAGTTAAGAGTGACCTTAAATTTTTAATTATAATGATCTTAGAGACCGTTACAAACGATACCAGCAAGTGCGCGGTTATCAAGGACCATGCGGCCCTCTTCAAGACCACCGAACCAGCCAATCTTGTTCTGACGAATGCTGTACTGATCGTCAGCAATCATTTGGAACTCAGATCCGTTCTCCTCGTCAACAGCGATTGCCTTAATAAGAGCATCGCGTCCACGATCAAGACCAATCATGATTTCGTCTGCAGCGCCGTCAAAGACAGCTCCAGCAGTTCCATCAGCCTTGGTGTATGAAGTTGCGCCAGCAACTGTGTCGAAGATTGTGTTGAACTTCTGTCCTACACCAAGCTCGTTAACCTCCATGATGGAGATACCGTAGAAGTCAGGAAGACCACCACCAGCATTGAATACTGACTCACGTACGCTGTCTGTGCCAGCAATAGAATCGGTACCTTTGGTGTTGATTGGGTTGTAAGACATCTCACGAAGAGCTTTAACAGCTTCTGGAGAAACCATGATATCGGTGATACCACGACGGCCACCTTCTGGGGTGCCTTTGTTCCATGCTGTGTTGATGCGCTTGCCGCGAGTGATAAGCTCGTTGAAGTCGTCAAGAAGGAAAGAACCATCGGAAGTTGCACGGAAAACGTGATCCTTACCGTTAGTTGTTGCTCCTGCTACAGCACCCATGATAAGGTTAGCTGAAGTCTTCTCTTGCTTGAGAAGAATTTCTTGAGCCATGCGAGTGAATGTCTTGCTTACAACGTCCATGCGGCTCTTGGCTGCATAACGACGATCAAAGCTTACTGCTGTGTCCAGGCTGTAGGTAGCGACCTTAAGTTCGGAAACAGTAGGAACGACTTGGTTTTGAGGAAGACCTCCAGCAACACTGTTGCTGTAAACCTGTACGTAATCTTCATCAGTAACATCGTAGTACAGATCCAAAGGAATCGAAGGATTGTCTTCTGAGTTAAACTGAAGAGGGGTAAATAGGTTACTAAGTACTGGAGCGTTGTTGATGACTTCAGCGATAACTGGGCCAATAAACTCTGCAAGTGCTACTTGAGCTTCGTAAGCAACCGAACGGTTCTTAGAAGCCATAGCCTTAATAAGCTCAATTTGTTCTGGTGTTCTTTTAAGAGAAATTTTCATATTTATATATATTCTTGTTAATTGTTAAAGATTAGAGACCAAGAGCGATGACCGCGTAATCGCCTTCTAAAGCATCAGTAATGGTTCCGCTTCCGCGAGTTCCAGTTCCGATAACAGTACCAACTTTTTCAGGAGCTGTTGCGGCGCAAGCCTCAACTTTACCTGGAGTAGCGCTAAGAGCGATTCCACCGCCTACTGTAAGAGCACCAACAAAGGCACCTGCAGTAATGGTGAATACTCCGCGAGTAGCAACAGGAACAGCTTGTCCAGGAAGTACACAACCAAGCTCTTCGGCCTTTACTGGATTGTAAAGAAGCTTTTCACCGTTTTCGTCAGTCTTTGCAGTTTGACGAAGAGTGATTCCCAAAAGGGCTTCACCGCTTGCGGCTGGAGCGCACTCAAGCTGAACGCTTGGGTATTGTGCTTTTACGAAAGGGTAATCGGTCTTACCAAGGTAAGCGTCATCACCGTATGCAACTGGTTCAAGGTTAAAATCTCCAGCGGAGACCTTAACAAATACACCAGCATCGCCATCGCCTGAAGCCGTTGTGGCTTCGTTGACGCTGGAACTATCTAGAGCGAAAAGATTGATAACATCGTTTTCGTCATATTGTCTGAATGGTAGAATTCTGAGTGACATAATTTTATTTTTGTTTTTTTGTTAAATTGTTAGGAGATTTCCACGTTACTACGATCAAACGCAGCTGAGAATTTCTCTTTGATTGTTTTTTCCTCACGGGAAACTTCTTCGTTTGAATTTGCAATAGCTGCTTCTGTAGTTTCAGCACCATCAAGAATTTCTTCTTCTGTTTTGCTGGCTACAGACTCTTGCACTGCTTCTTCCTTTGGACTTGAAATACGCTTTTCAACTTCTTGTTGGATACGTGCTTCAACTTGCTTTTCAAATTCGGCTTTAGCCTCTTTGCTCTTGTGTCTCCAAAGAACATCAAGTTTCTGCTCGAAAGATGCAAATGCTTCTTCGGCTTCGTCGATGCTTTTTAGTTCCTGAGCAAGGAATTCTTTGTCCTCATCTTCAAGTTCAAATTTATGATCAAGCACATCCATACGCTCATTAAAACGAGCAATTGCCTTTTCTGCTTTTTCTGCAGCTTCGTAATCAGCAATTTTTAGTTGTGCTTCGTCAAACTTAGTCTTAAGTTCTTCAACAGATGACTTTAGTTCTTCTTGTTCTTTGGCAATTGCCTCTTTTTCTTCGTTAGCTTTGGCAAGTTCTGCACGGAATTCCTCGTCTTTTTCCTTGATAGCATCATTAAAGGTGCTAGTCATGGAGGCGATTGCTTCCTGTGAGAACTTCTTGTCAGCCAGAAGATCCTTCAGTTCGTCGATAACTTTTTCGGTTTCCATAGAATTATTCTTTTTAAGGTTTACATTAGTTTTTTCACTTTGTGAAATATTTTTATCTCTTTTGTCTTTTATTACAATAGTATTTTCTTGGTCTTGCTTCATGTAAATTCCTTTTACGTCAGCAGCTGGATTAGTTGTGTAACCAATCCCAAGTGGATAAATTTTTCCTGTGATGAGTCTATTTACAGTCTCACCCTTGTCTGTCTTGCCGCTTCCACCAAAGGAACGAAGGCATCCGACCATTTCTTCCATCTCTTCAGGATCAGAGATTATTCTTGCTTCTTCGACATATTCACTGCCAACTGCCAGCACGAAATCCGAGAAACCAACTTCCCAACTTGTTGATATGCTGTGATACATACCTCCTTTAGGATCTACTGATTTTTCTATAGCTTCCGCAAACGTTGAGTTGGCCGATTTATAAACCAAAGCACCAAGAGCGATATTGAAAGGCTTAGTATAACCCTGAAGCTCTTCAGCTGTCAGTACTCTGCTAGTTCCATATTCACTCCAACCAGCACTGGCTATATGCCCCACGATCTTGTCTTTGTCGTGTTCTATGTTCGTGGGTTTATGTACGAAGTTTTTTGTATATTCAATAGCGGTCTTAGAATCAATCCCGTCGCCATTTTTATTAAATTTATTTACTACAGCAGCATTAAAAGCCACACCAAGCAAGTCTATGTTATCCTCAAAGTCTATACCATTAGGAATCAAAGACTCTAAGTTCTCTAGAGAAGCTTTCGACAAGAAAGAGTCTCCTCCAATATCACAAGAGAAAACCTCCGCATCAAACTTGGCGGTATATTTATATTTAGGCTTGTGTTTCTTCATTCTTATTATTGCTGTGATAAAGTATAGCTGCAGAGTAATTATCTAATTCGTGTTCCGCAGCTATTTCTAAAATTTTTGACTTTACGTCAAGTTTTTGTATCTCTTCTAAATTAGATACACAAGAAAAAGCTTTTTGTGTCCAATTTTCAATCTCAGTAGAACAAACTATAGCTTCGCACAAACTGTCTAACATCTTTTCGTTTTTCTTATTAAACCTTTTGATGTTCAACTTGTCTTTCATTTCTTTCTTTATACTCGCTCTAGCAGTCTCGAGTTCGTTTATGGTTCTCTCTATATCTTTCCTTGAATATTTTGCTTCTGAGTTTACTTGAGGCGAACCCGAAGTTCCTTCTGGTCTGCCAGGTTGTCCCTTTGGACCATTTTGGGGATTGTTGTCTTTGGTTTCAGCGCCCTCCATCATTGGTACTCCACCTACTATTGGGTTGTAGTAACCATCCTCACGTTCCTCTACAAACTTCTTTTGTGCTGGGCTTATTTCGCTTACTTCAGGGAATTTACCAGTATGGAACATTTCCATGCCTTGCTGTGGGGTAATGATACCAAGCTCCATCAATCTGGTGGCAACCTTCATCAACTGAGTCTCATCTCTCATGTCAATATCTTTAAATGTGGCGGTAGGATAAGATCTAAAACCAAGCTCCTTGGAAACTCTTTTTATTTCTTTTTGAAGGAAGTCTGACAAGAATGCGTTTCTGGCCTCTTTTAGTCTATCTATGAAGATTTGAGCTTTGACTTGAGTAGCTCCATATTTTTCTTCTCCTACAACAACATTCTGCAAACCTTGCTTAATATCTTCGTTTAATACTTTGTATTTTTCTGATCCAAGAACCTTATTCAGGTCTGGTATAATAAATTCAGCATTCGTTGTATAATCCGAGACAAGGACCCGTCCAACACTTTCATTTTTAAATAAAGATTGCATGGCGTTTAGGTTTTGAGCGTTAATGCCACCCTTATCAGGCTCTGCACCCATAGTTATGAGAAGAATTACATTTTCTATAGTTCTTGTTATAGCTTGATCCATTTTCTTAAGTTCAAGCTTTGCGTTTATGTCCTCTAGAACTGGATAACCAAAAGGAATTGCAAAAGGTTCATAATCCTGCTTCTTGTAAAAAGAATGAAGCACTTTAACTGGGTCTAGTTGAATTTTTAAACCATCAACATTGTATTCTCCTCTTTTAATACTCTCCTGAACTTTCTTTGGCAGGGCCTCGAATATCTCTTTGTCCTCATCGGTAGATGGGTTTTGGAGTCTAGACATCTCATACTCGGAGAGTATTTTTTCGTAAGCGCCATCATTGAAAGACGAAGCCCTTGTAGCGACAATGTCGTAAGGGTTCATGAGTATGTATCTGATTGGCACGGAATTCTTAGATCCATTTTTAGGAGCTATGGAATTAACAAGTTCAGCAAAATCATCAGCTTTAAACTTACCGTCTAACCTGTATAAAAATATATTACCGCTTCTGTAGTACTCTCTAAAGTATTGATCCTTCAAATTAATCAAATTAATCTTTTTAAACCACTCATTAAAGAAATCCCTGCTTTTCTTTGTTCCTCCCTCTAGAAATAAATCCGTATTAGCGAATTCAGACATAATATCAATAGCGTTTCTAAAAACAGACACATTGGCATATGCTTTTTGACACAACTCTATAGCATCACGAACGTTAATGCCATCGGCAGAGTAATCGTAAGGAAGCAAGCCTGTTCTGATACTAGAAAACTTATCTATTTTTGGTGCTACTGCAGCCCTATTTATTCTGCTCGCAGATTTAGGCGAAGAACCCCTTTGACAAGCTGATTTTGAAACCCCCTTGTAAGAGGCTGATGAAACATAAAAAGGATCGCCCTCTAAAGACGGTTCGAAGAGTTCGTTGCTAGCAGCAATACTCTTTTCTTGATCCTTGTGAAACTTAGCCCAGTAATCAGACTTCTTTGTATACTTTCTCTTCGCCATAACCTATTATACACGGAAAAGTCAAAAGTTTAACTTTAACTTTCGAAAGTTTGACTTTAACTTTGGTATTTAACTTTTATGACCATAGTTTCGTCTCCATCTGTTTCGGTTATGTATGTTTCTCCTTTTTCGTGGAGCTCTTCCATTGACTCTTTAGAAATGGTCATTTCGTGATCGTAATTCTTTTGATCTTCATTTGATTCCATGAGAATAATCTCATCATCACCAAATTCAGCAACAGCTTTGGATTTATTTTTTGCTTCTTCATACTGACTGTAACAAACAGCAACTCTCTGATCTTGACTTTTAAAGTCTTTTTTTACAACTTCAGATAATAAACATCTTGAAACAAAGTCGCTTTTCTTCTCTTTATCGTTTGGTGTTGGTAAAGGCATAATAATTGTTACACTAAAATTCAATCAATGAACATAGGCGTGAATGTACCTTGATTAGTTTCGATTTTATCATCAGTCATATCATAGTATACATTCAACATCCAGTTGCCAAGTATTAAAGCAGAATATGAGTCTTTTCTTGCTTTATCCGCACCTCTTTGTTTTCTTAAGTTCAAAGGCAGATCGAAACTTTGAGTTCCTTGTGTTGAAGTAGAAACCTGAACCATAGCACACTCAACTTTCACCAAGTCCATCATATCTTTTTGATGCTCAACAAAATCAATCATTTTTGCGGCCTCAGATGATTCATTATAGTTGTTTATAAATTTTAATTTTTTAATTGGAATATTGGACTTCCTTTGCTTGTTGTAATCTTCATCCATAGCTGCTCCAGCAAAGAATATTCTCTTGTGGTCAAAAGAAGCCTGAAGAAGTTCGTTTGCATAACGTATCCACTTAGAACTTGGCTTTCTTAAAAACACAAAAGTCCTGTTGTCTTTGTTATACTGCCTCTTTAAATCACGGAGACCTTTATCGTAGTTTTGATGATCGTCTAAATCAGCATCAATCAAGTTTAGTTTTATTTTTTTATCTTTAAAAATACTACTCTCATTACATGAGTTTAAGAACTGAACTCCACCATTGTAGTCACCAACCACAGAAACAATATTGAAGTTTTCCAGTATATAAGCCATGTAGTTAATGTGAGTTTTCAGGTTAGACCCTGATAAAGCATAACTATGAACTATTGTACCCTTTTTTGTTTCTTTATTAAGCTTAATAACCATCATAGCAAAATCGTCGGACCCATCACTCTCAGACCAAGAAGGGTCAAAGGCTAATATATATTCATCGCCAGGCTGACCCTTGACTTCTACGCATTGACCTTCTCCATCTGGAATTGTACACGCGGCCATCTTACTCACCTTGAAATAACCAGAACTATCGTCTGTAAATACAGCCATAAACTCTCGGTCGAACTGAGACTGACTCATTGTAGCCTTTGCTTGATCAATAAGGTTTTGATCGTATAGTTGGGGCGGCGCACAATCATAACTAAAGTGCATTATGGTTCTATGAGCCTTGTCTTGCTCGTTTTCATTAAGAATCAATGACTCATACTGACAATACATCTTATATAAATGTTCAAACCTATAAGATGCAGAAGACAAACCAATAATTTTGTTGTTCGGCCACTTATGTCTATCCTCCTCTTTCATCTTACCCTGTTTAATCATCTCTGTTTCCACATCATGAATCTCCTGCCTCTCTGTCGGATTTTTAATAACAGATAGAAACGGCATGATAACCTCATTCAAAACCTTCTCTGGCATGAGCAATAGCTCGTCAATAATCATCCTCTCAAAACGGAAGCCTCGAAGTTTTTCTCCATCACCAAGAGGTAGGGCGGTAATTTTACTTCTACCGACCTCCATGACCCACTGATCATTAGCTTTTGATACCCTCGTAATACATTGAGAAAGAAATTCGGCTTTTGGGCTCGCAGCTATCTCTTCCATCTTCGTAAATATCATTTTTGACTGTCGAAAAGACTTAGATATGATTCCAATGTGAACACCTTGGTTTAAAATAGCGTCTAATAGCGCAAAAACGGCCGTAGAGAAGCTTTTGGACATTCCACGACTCCATATCCCCAAAAAGTAATCGGTCTCCATCATGGCCTTTATGGACATATGCTGGAAAGGGAACAATTTTACTCCAGTAATAAACTCAGCAGCAAAAGATGGGTTCTGTCTTAAGAATTTATAAAGCAATAGTTTTGCCTCTTCTTCTTCTATGTATCCATCTATCTCCAGAATCTCTTTATTGATATCTGGGAACCTATTTCTAGATTCTTGTATTCCTTTTTCCCAACTCATTTTTTTTATAGTTTTTTAGACCAAAAATAATTCAGGTCTGTTTGCCAAAGTTCTTTACCCAATACAAGTATCTTAGGTATGATCAATTCACTTGATTCTCTAGATCCAGTGAAAACAAACTGACAACAGTCTTTATATTTCTTTTGAATCTCTCTCATATTATGAAAAACATAATCTAACTTGTATTTTTTATAGCTTTCTTTGTTTATTTCTTTGATGTCTTCATACGAAAACTCCATAACAACAAATAAATAGCATCCCATTGCTTCGCACCTATCAAGTTCTTTGCAAAAGCGAGCATAACCAGATGTAATCGTTCCACAGAAATCACCAAAAGACTTTCTATCTACGTGGGTATAATCATAATTAGAAGATTCAACAGAGTAATCCCCAACATCTGATTTGTACTTTTCTGAGTTTTTAAAACTTAAAGGTTGCTGTTCTCTAGTATCAATCAGTATTTTAATTTCAGAATAATCTTTGTCGAAAGATTTTGGCAGGTTTTTAAAAAGTAATGGTTTAACACCACACAACCTACAAGCCTCAGTATAGTTGCCAAAATATTTTTTGTATATGTCAACAGAAGGCAATCCAGAAGTCCTCAATTCAAGGTCCGTTGGACCATAAGATAGGTCTTTTTTTATAATTCTATCATTAAGAAGTTTAATTATATATTCTTTTACTTCCTCTTCTTTGGATTTCTCAATCCACTCCATTAATTGGTGAGGCTGAGAGAAGTCTTTTGAAAAATAATCGTCATGATTCTTGAAAGGCAACAACTCGCCAGTGAGTTTGTTCTTTCTAGCAAAGTGCTTGACATAATAATCACCAAGAAACATCTTGTGCTTCTTGATGTGTGCATGTAAGCTTCTTAGGGTTTCGAAATCCTGTCCGCACTCTTTACATTCAAATAACATCGTCTTGGCTTATACCTAACACCCTAGCTTTCCATTCAGCCATTCCCTCAAGTCTTTCGGCCTCCTTTTTAGCTGTCATTTTTTGCATTTCCGCCATCCTGACCATATTGTCTCTTTCTTCTTTTTCTTGAAATAATTGAACTATGGACAAAATAGAAGCATTGTCTTTTGTTTTGTTTAGCATTCTAGTTGATCTGTCACCTTGGAGTTTTTTAGTAAGGTTCTCGATTCTTCCTTCGCACTGGTGATATTCTGAACTTTTAGCCTTTATGATTTCGGCAAGTCGGACAGACATCTCCGTTTGGTCGTCAGCAACATCGAACATGTCGTTAAGTTTGTTTAAATGCTTGCTTACTACCTCCAAGTTAATGATTTCCTTACATACGTTAAGGTAAAGGTTTATTTCATCAGCGGTAAGGTCTGGTTTGTCCCAGGTTAAGCGTACAAATTCTTGCTCAAATAAATCTCTGTCAGTTTTATCTAAGTAATTATTCATTATCTTAAGAAAGCGTGAGTTATTTAAGTGAATACCAAGCCGCTCGACACAAACTTGGTACTGTCTGTTTAGTTTTTGTTCATCAAATGTGTTTCCAGTCGCGTCGTTAATCTTCTTTACTATTCTGCTAGTAGCTTTCGGGCCAACGTAAGAATCTAAAGCCCCACCGTCCTGAGTAGGCAGGTAATCGGGGTTAACGCTATGTATATGAGAAAGAACAGATCTCTGCTCGTTGCTCAGTGCAACAACGTTCTTGCTAGGGAACACTAATTTAGCTATAGCTAATGAAGAAATACCATCCCTAGCTTGATCAAGTATAAAATCCTTCTGTTGGTCGGTAAATACTATTTCATCTTTCTTTTTGCGCCTGGATGTATTAAAATCAATATTGTTATCAATTAAAAACTTCCTAACTAACCTACCCTGCTAGTTCTTCCGTCCAAGCTATCATCATCAAAACATTGTTGCGTCAAGCTGTTCAAATCGCTTATATCCTTGTGATTCTCCGATAAAAATTTCTCCTGGTCTTCTGAAAGTTTCATAAATTATCTGTATTGTTTATTATTATATCTTCTTTTTTTATAATTTCTGCTGCTTTTTCCATGAAGTTTTTCTTGAGGTTTTTTACCTGCCTATAACCAGCTTTTCTTTTCTTCTCGTTAGTTTTGTAACCCATGAACTCGGCAACCTCTTCTTCACTACACTCTTCAAAAAACAACATATGATAAGCTTTGAAGTGAGTGCTGGAAAGGCACAGTTTCATGTGGTGGTTTAGTTTACCTATCGCCGTATCAAAACACAACCTCTTATCATGAGCATAACTTATTTCATGCATGTGATTCTCTGTAGTCACCGCTACCTTAAGGTCAAAAGCAACCTTTTTTGTTTTTTCCCACTTAGCATACTTACCGCACTCGGAGTTCTGCTGTCTGCTAGGGGTATAATCACAACCATCACCACCCATATTGAATTCACAAGTAGTACAAGGCTTTGTATAGTTCCCGTAGTGGTTTCTTACCAGATTTCTTATCTGGTTGGTAACAATTATGTTAATCCAAGGCTCAAGTGGCCTCTCTTGGTCCCACATGGACCATTTATTATATATGTGGAGCTTTATAACCTGCTCTACATCTTCAAAATCAAACCAAGAAATACAATCCAATCTCCACCTGCTTCTCTGCTTGCGGATTGCTTCCTCTATTATCTCTATGTGGTCCTCAAATCTCTTGGGGCTATCTTTTTTTGAATTATCTTCTTTTGTCATCAATAAAGTCTTCTAAAGTTTTAGAACCTCTACTTCTAACATTTTTTCCAGAGGTCTTCCCCTCTGATAATGACTGAAATGTAAACACATTATCACTAAACTGCTCAATATCGACAGAAAGCCTGTCTATATCAGGGATGAAATCAATATCAGTCTCATCAGCAGCCAAAACCTCACTACTAGAGGGTTTGGCTACGGTATCTTTTTTTAAAGAAGCCCCACCGCCTACCTTGCTTCCGCAAGATGAGCAAAATTTAGGCTTCGAGTAAGCATACTCAATCTTATTGCCGCAATCAGTACAAAAAACATGGTTCATGTATATTATATATAGGCATTTATTGACGTTTTTCAACGTTTATTTAAAAAAACAACAAATTGTGACGTTATTTTTTGCTTTTCGCAGCTTTAGCGTTGTCAGCAAGTGTTATTTCAAATATAATACACTGATAACAGTTATACAAGTAAGTTTTTTATTGTAGCTTTACTAATTAAACCGTCACCACCCTTGATTGCATAGGTTTCGTTCGATAGTTTAGACCCAATAGGCAAGTTGATCTCGTAATTAGGAACAGCATTACCCGAAAAGTCTTTCAAAAACAAGGCTAAGTTGCCTGTAATGTCATAACCGTTCTTATTTATGAATGTAGCTAATCCAGTAGACTCTACAATCACCTCCTCTTCGATTTCCTCAACCCGAAAAGAGTCTGGAGACTCTTCTCCAAGCTGATATGACGGGTCTTTAGTAACTCTTCGACGATATTCTACAGAATTTAACACATTGGAACTAACTACATCACCCCAAACACCACTAACCTCGCAAGTATGACCATAAACCAGCTGATTACTGTTCATTAAATCATTAAAATACTCATTTGGCAATGTAGAATCACCAGATATACTACCACTTGTAGGTGGATCATAACAAGATAGCGTTGCGCTGCCCTTAACAGCCTTAAATGGCTCAACTTTTACACTGTAATCATCTACAAAACACTTCTTAAATGTATTATTGCCTATCCTGACTGGGAAAAAGTTGTTTTCATTTGGTATATAATTCAAAAAATCATAAACACTCCCGTTACCACTAGGTAAAGACGCATTAAAATAAAAATCAAATTTAATCCTGCAATCTAAGAACTGATCAGATACATAATCCGTATTACCTACACTACATCTGCCCAATTTCTTCTTCCGAGTAAGCTTGGTGTCATATGTAACATCAACAGAATCAACAAACAAGAAGCGACCACTCTCATCACTAGCATCAATACCGCTACCGCTAATGGCTCCCACATAAAATGGCATTCTGCTATACTCCATGCATGTTTATACACTATTTGGCAGCTTTTCTCTCTTCAAAATACGCCTCAAGTTCTTTAGGGCAGTGTTTGTCTCCCTTGGCCTCGTTTTCATGACTCCACATTGGGCGAAGGTTGGTATAATGGCACAGCATTATTATTTTATCCTCATCACCTTTGGCAGCAGCTAAAGGCAAAATATGATCAACATGCCACTTACCTTTTCCAACACCCCTATTATCTAACGTCATGCCGTCTTCAAACTGAGATTCGAGATGCTCTTGAAGATGCTCTAAAGAACAACCAAGATATTTTAATTTTCCTCTTTTGTTTCCCGACAATGCGTTATTTACAGAACTATAGTATAACATCTTCATTCTATGAATAGGGTCGTTGTGGTATCGATCCTTTTCATATTTTCTTTTATAGTCATTTTTTTTATCTCTGTTTTCAGTTCTCCACTTTTTTGATTGGGATATTTCTTTAGCTCTATACTCTGGGTCTTCAATTCTCCTAACCTTTCTTCTTTCATTGCTTTGTTTATTGCAACAGTCTTTACAAATGCTAATATAACCGCTTTTTATTCTTTTGGTTTTGCTAAAATGATCTAATGACTTCTCCTCGCCACATTTATTACAGATCTTTGTTTTTATATATTTAGGCATTGGAGGCTCTTTCTATTATAGACTTAGCGTACTCGATGTCTTCTTTTGACAGATCAAACCACTCACCACGAAAACGCTTAGATTCAAACATCTTATGCAAATACCTTTCTGTTTCATTCATACGTAAAACCTCACGATGAAAAATAAGATTCACTTCTGGCTCTTGGCTTTGCAACGTTCTCTCTCTATATACAGGCTCACCCTTAGTTCTACCTATCTTTATCCGACCATTCCGATCGCTCTTCATTAAATAAACATTACCAACTTCTGTGTATTCAGTAAGTTCAAATCCTTCCTCAATTTCATCCAGCTTTTTTAAGGCTTCGTTGTAGTCCTTGGTTTGCAAGGCAATAGCCTTTGGACGGATTCCATCTTTTTGTGGTGCTTGCCAGTAGTAGAACCCTCGTTTTTTATATAAGCCTTTGATGCCCTTAAAATGTGGATATGTTTTTTTTCTTTTTCTTTCTTCTTTTTCCCCACCTATAACTCTAGCCCTCATTTTAGCTGGAGATCTCACCTCTGGATCTGCTGGTTCAGGAATTCTCCAACAGGTCCCTGCTTCTCTGTGTTTTTTCATTATAACCACACATTCCTTACAGTAACTAGCTAAGGCATCCTTTTTGTATAAATTCTTGGTAAAAGAACTAACCAAAAGTTCTTGATAGCACCTGAGACACACTTTGGTATCTTTAAATTGATCGTAAGAATCATAAACGTGTTTATTTTGCTCCTTATCTTCTTCTCTTTTCTTTTTATTGTGAGCGCTCATGCAATCTTTACACCAAGCACTCTTACCATATAAAGCATTTCCTTTGTGAAAATCATCAAGAATCTTAAACTCTTCACAGGAAGAACATGTTTTTTTTATCTGGTCACACATAATCTTAAAGTAATCGCGGTATTGGATTTATTATATTTTATTTTTTATTATTGTCAAGACTCAATGTTTTCGCGGCATATGAATTATTTAATCTTATTCTTGCCTAAAGCTTATTATATTTTCCTTTTTTTAAAATACCCCCACCGATTTTTTTCACTTAACGAATCTGGGCTTAGATTTTTTTGTGTTTTTTTTTATTAATGGGGGAGGGGCATCGCCCCCGCATTACCTTATCTTGAATCGTTGTTGATAAACTGAGATTGGATTCCCCCGCGCGAAATCTCACATTTACCACTCTAACAGATTGCTTTAATGGGGTAGGGTGCAATTAAGGGCAAAAAACGCTCTAGTTTTCGTTTTTTTGGCATTTATCACTATTCTGTGGAACATTTTCCGTGGAACATTGTAACTCGTTGATACTCAGCTGATTAAAACATGAAAATAAATGAAGTTTCTGCTTCCATTTTTCTGCTCTGGTGGTATAATACAACCATGCAAGAGAGAAACACTACATCACTTTCACCAGTTCCCAATCCTAACGTGCAGCACATCCTCACTGAGATGGTCGCCAACGCTAACAGAAATCTTGAGCGTCAGCTTGAGCGTGAGCGTCAGTTCCAGATCAAGCGTGAACGTGAGATGGTCATGAAGGCTAAAAGAGACGCTGAAAATAAGTGTCGAAACATCTTGCAAGGTCACTAAAAATATCGTATAATCTCACCAACGAAAGAAAAACACTATGAAAGCATACACTACACCACCACTCAACGCCTTCCACCTCGGATACAATAGCATGACAGCATTTGACTTCCGCAGGTATCCTACCTTCTCACACGTTGAGAGATCTATCCATGATGATAAGGCTGGATGGTCTGCCACTGTCTACTTTAAATCTGGCAACTTCTCTGCCGTCTCATGCCGTGGATACTACATAACCATAAACGGAGAACGCTTCACACATGGCGACATCAATAAGGCTTGCGTGTTACTATCTGACGAGCCAACCCGAAGAACTCACTACTAACAACTAACAGAATACAATTACTATGAATCAATTCACATTCAATCACTCCGACAGAGGAGCATATACCGCCCCAATCAATGACATCCAAATTGACGGCATAGATCATCGAGACTATCCCGACTACTGCGATGCTTACATCATGACCGCTAAGGTAGAAGGTCGCATGGCTACCGATGAAGAACTAGACCAAATGAATGACGATGGTCAGTTCCGTTATGATATGGTCATGGAATACGTCAACCACTAACACCTAACAGCATGACAGAAGAACCTAAGAGCTGGGGCGGTGCTATGTGGCAAGCGGCTAAAGACTCACGCACCAAGACATACCGTAAGAACTTCACGCCTAAGGCTAGAGTATATCACTATGCACTAGATCACGTTATCAGTAAGCATGAGGATGATGTGTTAGACTTCGGATGTGGTAAGGATAACTACTGGTCTAACAGACTAAGACCACAAGAGTATAGCATCGATGGCTATGATCTATCAATAGCGGAATACATGATAGAAAAGAAATACTCAGTGATCCTTGTGTCTAACGTGTTGAATGTCCAAGAGACAGAGGATCAGTTAGAGGATACGCTAGATAGCATCATGCGCTTCGCTAAGTCAGGCACACGTATAGTGTGGAACTACCCAAGCGGACCAAGGAAGATGAGTCTAGACATGGACGCACTGCATGAATACGTTAAGGCAGCAGCAGACGACAACTGCTATACCACCCTAACAGATTGCCTCAAGGGGGAGCATCAAGGTCTATACGTCACCAAGCTCATCTAACATCTAACAGCTTTTTTATAGTGGTAATTGTGCCTCGTCCCCTAGTAGTGTGGGGGGCGGGGTTTTGCCATCTAACAGAAAAACCTCTGTAACTCATTGATACTGAACGAGTTACGGCGCTGCACCCCCCGCCAGCCCGTAAGTCCTTGATACTCAACGAGTTATGTAAGTTAAAAAAATCGTAACTCATTGATACTGAATGAGTTAAGTAATAAAGAAAAACAAAATAATCCTTGCAGATGTGCGTCTGTTAGAGTATAATTAGGGCATGAAAATAACACTACTGCTCGCCCTCCTCATCACCCCGATCATGGCATCTAACACACCTGTGCTAGTGAAGCCTAACAGACCTGTGCTGGTAAAACCTAACAGCGCGGTGCTTGCGCCTAACATAAACAAGGCTTGGTATGATATGCTAAAAGGCGTAAAACATTTTGAGAGTTATCGTGCTGAGGCATATACTTGTTGCGGTGGTAAGCGAACGATTGGCTATGGTCATACAGGCATTGCAG